TATAATTATATTTTAATAAACAAATATGATAATGGATCAAATTTTATTGCAAAACATGCTGATAGTAAAAATCATCCAGATAATGGAGTTTTAATTATCTCATATGGTGTTGAGAGAGAGTTTGTTGTATATGATAAAAAGACAGATATGAAAATTTTGAGTTTACCAATGATTCATAATGAGATGTTACATATGGGTGGTGATTTTCAAGATGAATTCACACATGAATTAGTAAAAGATGATAAAATAAAAGAAGAAAGATATTCAATTTCATTTCATAAATATACAAAGGCTGGAATATATTAATTTAATTTTACATTTTACATTTTTTATTTTTATCGTAACATTTATTGATTTAGAACGAAATCAAAAAAATACTTTCTTTTGTTTAATTCTATTTGTTTATCGAAATCTGAACAATTTTTCAAAAGAATATTATTAATTTTTTTTACAACATCTAAAAGTACTGAGTTATATCGATGAAATGTTGCTCTTTTTTTATTTACAGTTATGAAAGTCACTTCATCTTCATTACATAGTGGATTGATGTTTTTCTCGACAATTACAAGGTCCGTTTCATATATGGCTTTAAGAACCTTAATGACACAAACGGAATCGTCGATATCATCTTCATCTTGAAACTCAACGTCTTGAATTTCCATATGAGAAAACTTAGGGACAAGGTTGAGAGAAGCAAGAAGCTGTTTATTCATTTTTTTTAGTTATAATTTGTTTGTGAAAATAATTGAAAATATTTCAATTTTAAAACAAATAAATAAAACGTTTAAACATAAAGATTATTAAGAAATTTTGTAATTACTGAAGCTTCTCGAGATTTTGCAAGAATGATAAAATATATTGATATTTTTTTATCTTTTCATAAAGTAAATTTAAAATATGTTTATAAAAAAAATTTTGATTTTTCTTTTAATTATTTTATTCTTTTTAATTTTTTTAGTTACAAAAAATATTATTCGATATTATTTTAGAAATAAATATTATCAAGATCTTGAATATGATTCGCAATCATTACAAAAAGTTTTAGAAAATGCCAAAAGTGGTGATTTAATTTTATTTTGTTATGCACCTGGATCATATCGTTATTCATTTTGGTATGATTTATTTGTAAAATTTAATCATGTTGGGGTTGTTGTTACTGATAAAAAAACAAAAAAGAAATATTTAGTTGAAAATTTATCACCATGTAAAATATTGAATAATATAACTGTTGAAGACATTGTGATTTCGGATTTACACGATCGTTTATATTATCATAATTATAATTTTGGACAAGATAAATTGTATTATTGTCCAAATCATTTTTTACATAAAGAAAATGAAAAAAGATGTGAATTATTTTTACAAAATTTATCAATTTATCGAGAAAATATGAAATTTAAGTATTATTTTTTGAATGATATTTTGTTAAGATGGTCAATTTTTCATGATTTTGGTATAATTCATAAAAAGCATGATAATTCTTATAATTGTGCAGAATTTGCATCATTTTGTTTAGAGAAATTAGGTTTCATTTCAAAAAACGTGGAATGGCGACATTATTCTGTTATGGATGTATTATATTTAAAAAATGAATGTAATCAAAGATTATTTGCAAATCCCTATAAAATAAATTTTTAAAATTTTATTATTTTTGATTTTAATAATAAAATTATTTTTAAGAACATGTTCCTTCAGTCCATGTACCCCCAGGTTTTCTATTAAATTTACATTTAGCATAAACACATGAAGCTCTGTCGTTATTATAATCAGAACAACCATTACCAGCAAAATTTTCTTTAATTTTTTTATTTTCGTTATATGCATTTAATTTTTTGTAAGTATTTTTATTTCTCATTTTTTATTATTAATTAAGAAAATATTTTAAAAATTGAAAAAATTAAAAATTTTTGTTAAAAAATTTTAAAATGGAATTAGATTTATTTAATGTTGTGAATGATGTTGAAAATTGTGAAGAAAAAGAAATCGAAGTTTGTTCAATTTGTTATGAAGCATTATCTGAAAAATCTATATACGAGATAAAAGAATGTAATCATATATTTCATTCAGATTGTTTGATACAATGGTTTCGTAGTGGTAATAAATCTTCATGTCCTAATTGTAGAAATGATGAAGGTTTGATTGTAAATACAACACAGCGACATAATGAAAATTTGTTTAAATTGAAAATAAAATTTAGTAATTCAGTTCATGCACCTCGAGAGTTTGTTAAATTAGTAAAAAAATATGAAAAATTAAAAATTCAATTGAAGTTAGTTGAAAAAAATCTCAACGATGTAGATAAAGAAAGAAAAAATTTAGATAAAAATTTAAGTTACAAAGAATATTCAGAAAATTATGATTTATTAAGTAAAAAAAAAAGAATTTTGTTTAAAAAAAGATTTAAAATTCGATCAGATTTTTATAAGATCAGAGATGCGATTGAATTGATACCTATAAAACCAGTTATTATAAAAATGAAAAAATATAATAAAAAAAATTAATTTTTAACGTGCTTCATGACGTCGTCTTCTACCAACCCCAAATCCTTTTTTTAAACAATTAGGTAAATTTCCTAAAATATCGTATCCTTCAGGTAAAATATTTTGATTACCACAATATGTTCTTGTATTATCGATCGGATCATAATTAAAATTATAGTTAGGATCAACAGGTTGATGATAACCTCTACCATAACCAATTTGAAAACATCTATATCTTGTTCCAATTACAGCGTTACCATTAACAACATCAGTATCTAAACGATTATTTCCACAATAAACCCGAGGAGGTTGTCGATAACCACTACCTTGAGATGAAGATGAAGATGATGAAGAAGATGGTGTTATACCATCTTTATTTTTTTTTAATAGATATAATTTTTTAATTTTTTTCTTTTTAGATTTTTTTTTTGTTGGCATATTGTTTTATTAAATGAAAGAAAAATTGAAAAATTTAATTTGATTGTAAGATAATTGAGGAAGAAAAAAAAATGGAATTATATGATGCTATAAATAATTTTTTAATTTTTTTTTTAGAAGTTTATGATGATATACATTCTCATGAAGAAGTTGAATATTGTATGTTTCAACATTCATTTACTGATTATAAATTTGAAAATATTGATTGTAATATTGATATAATATTTTATAAAGATTGTGAAATTAGTATTCAAGTATTTGCTGTTTTAGATTCTCGTCGTGATTATGAAGAAACTGACAAATTATTTTATTATAAATTTTCTCCATATAAAGATTTATATTTAGATGACTTTGAAAATATTGAAAATGAAAACTTCAGCGTGTATAAATTAATGCAAGACGATAAAAGATTAATTTTTAAAATTATGGTGAAAAAAGTTTTACAATATATTTATAAAATGCGAGAAAAGTTTATTTATTCAAAAATAACAGATTCATTTTTATTAAAAGAAGAGAAAGCGAAAATTGAAAAATTAGAATTATCTTTGATAAAATTATGTCACAAAGATGAATTAGATGATTGTAGCGTATGTTATGAGAAAAATGTTGTAATTACATATTGCAAACATAATTTATGTCGAATTTGCTTACAAAATCTTCAAAATTACATGTGTCCAATTTGTAGATTTTTGTTTTAAACAAATGTATTTTAAAACGAATGTAATTTACATAAAATATATTAAATAAATGAATGAAAATAATGTAGAAATAGATATTTTGGAATTGGATGAAAAAATTAAACAAAATTTTAATAATGAAAAAAATAATTTAGATGATTATAAAAATAAATTAGAAAATATAAATTTATCTTTAACTTGTAATAATAATATTCGATCTCGTTTAAAAGAAATTTTAGAAGAAAATAAAAAAAAATTAGAAGAATATATATCTGATTTATCTTGTGATAAGTCATACAATTTTTATATATTAGAAAGCGCAACTTTATTAGAAAAATATAAAGATATTTTAAATATGCCTATGAAAATTAATTTTATGGGAAAATCAACAAATAAAAATAAAGATAAAAAAGGAATTATCGAAAAATATTTAAAAATTGCCACAAAATATGTTGATATTAACTTTAGCACTGAAAAAAAAGAAAAAATTATTTGTAAAAATTGTAATAATAGCAAAGATTTCGAAATCGAAGAAAATAATATTTACATCTGTATGAACTGTTCTGCACAACAATATATTTTAAAGAACGTCACTTCGTACCGAGATATCGATCGCGTTAATATCAGCTCGAAATACAGGTACGAAAAGAAAGTACATTTTAAAGACGCCATTAACCAATATCAAGGTAAGCAAAATTCCAACATTCCCCAAATTGTATATGATAACTTAGAAGAACAATTTGAATTACATCATTTACTTGTGGGTGATAAAAAGACGGATAAAAGTATTCGTTTTAAAAATATAACAAAAGAGCATATTGCATTATTTTTGAAAGAGTTGAATTATAGTAAACATTATGAAAATATAAATTTGATATATTCTAATATAACTGGTGCGAAATTGGATGATATAAGTTATTTAGAGGATAAATTATTGGATGATTTTGATCAATTAACAGATTTATATGATAAAATGTATAAAAATTCATTACAACGTAAAAGTTTTATAAATACCCAATATATTTTATACCAACTTTTACTAAAAAATCGCCATCCTTGTAAGAAGGAAGATTTTTCAATTTTGAAGACGATGGATCGACAAAATTTCCACGACGAAATCACCTCGGAATTGTTTTCAGAGCTGGGATGGTCGTTCCATTCTGTCTTTTTTTAAAATTGATAATCTATTTATAATCTATTGATAATCTATTGGAAATTTTCTATAGATTATCTATATAGATTATTAATTTAAAAAAAACTAATTATAATATAAAATGCAAAAAAATAAATTAAATGTATATTCATATATATGCGATGGTGTATGTTTTGAATACTTTATTGGCTATGAAGTAGCTGTTTTATTAGGTTATAAAAATACCAAAGATGTTATATTAAAAAATGTTTCTAAAAGCAACAAAATTCATTTTAGAGATTATGCAGGTGTGAAAGAACCCAAATTAGATCCCAGAGTTATTCTTGTGACAAGAGATGGTGCAAGTGAAATAGTTTCAAAGACAAAAAAAAATATTTCTCCAGATGTTTTACATATTCTTCAACAATTCAATATAGAAAAAAAAGAACAATCTATATTATTAAAAAATGAAATAAACGAAAACGAATATAAATTGGAAGAAGATGATTTTACTATAGAAGTTGATATAGATAATGAATTAACTACATATTCATATATAAATAATGATGTATGTTTTGAATATTTTATTGGTTATGAAGTTGCAACTCTTTTAGGATATTCAAATACAACACAAGTTGTACTTAATAATGTTTCAAAAATTAATCAATTAATTTTTTACGATTATCCTGGTGTTAAATACCCAAAATTAGATCCAAAAACAATTCTAATAACAAGAGATGGTGTTATAGAAATGCTTCTTAAAACAAGAAAACACATATCACCAGATGTTTTACATATTCTTAAAAAATTTAATATAGAAACTTTGGATAATACCGAAAAAAAAGAACAAACTTTGGATGATACCGAAGATGAATTAACTACATATTCATATATAAATAATGATCTATGTTTTGAATATTTTGTTGGATATGAAGTTGCAGGTCTTTTAGGATATTCAAATACATCACAAGTTATAATTAATAATGTTTCTAAAAGTAATCAACTAAGTTTTTACCATTATCCAGGTGAAAAATATCCAAATTTGGATCCAAAAACAATTCTTGTAACAAGAGATGGTGTTATAGAAATGCTTCATAAAACAAGAAAACTAATATGTCCAAAAGTCTTGCATATTCTTAAAAAATTCAATATAGAAAAAAAAGAAATTTTAGATGATACCGAAAGAAAAGAAGAAACTTTAGATGACACCGAAGATGAATTAACTACATATTCATATATAAATAATCATCTATGTTTTGAATATTTTGTTGGGTATGAAGTTGCAGCTCTTTTAGGATATTCAAATACAACACAAGTTATACTTAACAATGTTTCTAAAAGTAATCAGCTAATGTTTTACGATTATCCAGGTGCTAAATACCCTCAATTAGATCCAAAAACAATTCTTATAACAAGAGATGGTGTTATAGAAATGCTTCTTAAAACAAGGAAACGTATATCTCCAGATGTTTTATACATTCTAAAAAAATTCAATATAGATACGACAAATAAAAAATGTCTAACAAAAGAACAACAAACTTTATCTGCTATAACCAATGCTTTCAAAACTGAGAAGTTCGAAGACCAATATAAAATTGGAAATTACTATCTTGATTTATATTTCCCTGAGTATAAAATAGTTGTAGAATGTGATGAAAATGGACATGCTGATCGAAAACCGTATAATGAAAGAGAAAGAATGGATTTTGTGAATGAAACATTAGGAATAAATGATGCAAATTGGGTAAGATATAATCCAGATGAATATGATTTTGATGTATTAAAAGTTATATCAAGAATACATAATATAATAAAAGAACAGGTGAAACAACTAAGTTTATCATCTAATCAAAAAGAAACAAAAAAAAAAGAATTTAGAAAATGTTCCAAATGTAAAATTACCAAAAAGCTTACAGAAGAATTTTTTAATCTTTGTGGAAAAGGATTATCAAAGGATTGTAAAGAATGTTGTTATATATATGGAACCGGAAACGAAAAACCTGTAAAACAATATGATTTAGATGGAAATTTTATTAGACGTTATAACAGTTCAAAAGAAGCAGCTGAATTAAATAAATTTAATGCAGTTAATATAGCACGTTGTTGTAGAGGTGAAATTAAAACATCATATGATTATATATGGATTTTTATTAATAGTGATGAAGATAATCAAAATAATACAAATGCATTAGAAGAAAGTACTACAGATGTATTAGAAGAAAATACTACTAATGAGAAAATAGATATTAATAAACGAAAAAATTCTGTTATAAAAACAGTTGCACAATATGATATAGATGGAACATTTATAAAAACATATATTTCTGCACGTGAAGCAGTAAGAGCAATGAAAGTTTCTCCCAGAAGTATTTATAGTGCAATAGAAAATAAATTTATATGTAAAGGTTTCCAATGGAGATATGTTATTGATGGAAATATTATCGAAAAAATAGAAGAAGCCACACCTCATAAAAAATTCATGAAACAAGTTGAAATTTATAAAGATGGAAAATTGTATAAAAGTTTTATTAGCATAATCGAAGCTTGTAAAGGTATGAAAATTAGTAGAACTTTGTGTCGTAAATATTTATCTGGAATCAAAAAAGATCCGATATATGAATGGAAATTAAAAACTGATTGAAGAAGATATACAATATCATTTAATATTCGAAATGTTGTTTCATTTTTATCAAAATATTTAAACATCTCATGTATGTAAACTCGCTCCATCAGTCTATGGAGCAAATTTTTATAATTTTTTATGTTGATTTTAACAAAATATAAAATCATTTTTAATTCCTAATTTAAACTATAAAATGATTGAATAAATATAAATTTTTATTTTAAAATTAAAATTAAAATTAAATTTTAAAATTTTTTTTTACCAACAAGATTTAGGTTTTTCTTCTGTTGAATAGATAAATAAAGCAGTGTCAGCGAAAGATAATTGACATTTCCATCCGAGATTATTTAATTCTTTCATGATACAATCATTTAAAATTTGAAAAGTTGTTTCATTTTTACCAAAATTAAAAGAATTGAAAGTATCATTATTAAATTTATCTAAATCAAAAAATTCATTTTCATCTTTTCTAAAAATTAAAAAATTATAAATTTCATTTCGTAATTTTTCTGTAATAATATTTTCTTTAATAGTTTCTAAATTTTCTTTATTTTTTAAAAATTCAACGTGTAAAGTTTCAGGAAAGAATTTCATTTAAATATTTTAAAGAAAAAAAATTATATTTTTAAATAAATGTTTTCATTGAAAAAAATTTTAATATCATTTTTATTTTTTATAAAACAAAATGATGCACATGGATTTTTAAAATATCCTTTAGCACGTAGAAGTCCATATTCTTCATATTATGTTGAAAATGATTTAGTAAATTATAACATCGCAAGTCCATTATATGCATCAGAAGGTTTTACATTTCCTTGTAAAGGATTTCCGAAAGGTCCATCAATAACAACAATAAAAGAAGATAGTTTTATTGCACAAATAGAAAGTGGAGCTCCACATGATGGGAAACATTGTCAATTTGGTTTTACAAATGATCAGAAGACTTTTGTAGTAACAAAAATCGTGTTTGGGACATGTTTAATACCTGATGGATTTAGTTACAATATAGACATACCTAAAAATATGCCAGATGGTGATATAACATTTTTTTGGACATGGATTAATGCTGTTGGTAATAGAGAATATTATATGGATTGTGCAGATATTAGATTAGAAAGAGGTGTTGAACAAATGGACAATATCGTTAGAGTAAAAGGAAAAGAGTTAGTAATTGTAAATATATTGAATTATCCAATTATTCCAGAATTTCCAGATGGAGGAGATTATGATGGTAAAGATTTATTTGATAAAGCTGGTGAAGATGAATTAATATTTTATAAAAGTAACGTTGTAACGACTTCATCATCAGATGGTATAAAATCAACAACATCTCGACAAATACCATCTTCACAATTTACATCAGATATTACCAACCCGACAACATCACAGATGATTATATCTAAATTACCTACAACAGATATTATAAACCCGATGACATCATCACCAAATGTATTAACTACAACATCGTCAATTGGAGAAAATAATAAAACAACAACAAATCCAATAACAGATTTTACTACAAAAAGTCAAGAAATTAATTATTCATATAAATTAAGAAGTTCAAATTTTTTATTTTTATTAATTTTAATTTTTGGATTAATTATGTAAAAAAAAATAAAAATAAAATAATTTTCTTAAATAAAATATATGGAAGAGGTTGTAATAGAATTTGCTGATTTTTTGAAAGATAATGATGCGACATTGAATGAAAATGAGAAAGAAGCAATTAAGGAGCTATATAATTCAATTTATATGAAAGAAATAACAACTAAAAATATTTTGACTTATGTTGTTTTATTGATGAAGATAATGGATAATTATAAAAATATTCAAAATATAGATAAGAAAAAATTAGTGTTATTTACGATGAATAAATTTATTGAATTAAATATAATGGATGAGCAAGAACAGAAATTGTTACAATCATTAGTTGATAATTTATTACCAAATATAATAGATACAATAATTTTAGTTGATAAGAAGTCAATACAAATAAAAAATCAAGTTTCATGTTTTTGTTTTTAATTTTTATATTTTTTTTAAAATATAAAATTTTTTTACACCATTAAATTTTTTTCTTGATCAATACAAACTTCTTTTTCATCTGGACCATTTTTATTTATACATAAATTATCTTCATCATTTGCATAAATCGACCATTCAACATCTGTTTTATTTGATTTTAAAGTAATTTTATTTTTATTAATATCAGTTACATTAACTTTTGTATCCATTCCAGCATCAAAATCTGTTTTTAAAACATATTTCTTCATATTTTCGGTAATATCAGTTAGAGAAGATGAAATTGAAAGAAGAGATGAATCATAATTTTTTAATTTTTCTAATAAATTATTAATTTGAGTTTGTAAACTTTCATTTGTTGAATCATAATCTTTTAATCGATCTAAAATTGTATTAATTTGTTGTTGATATTTTGTATCGTTTGTGTCGGTTTTGTTTATAAGATTATTAATTGAAGAAACAATATGTTTAAATGATAATTTTATAATAGCCGTATTTTTTTCATAGGCTTCAGACAAAGCTTTTGCATCAATTATTAAAATTTTAATAAGTTCAATAACTTTTGATGTATCGGAAAAATCAGCATTTTCTAAATTTGTGATATCATCATTAATTTTATTAATTAAAAGAATAATATTATCTTCATAATTTGATATTAAATTTAAAACATTTTGATTAAGAAAATTAATAGAATTTAAATCTTCATTTTCTTCAAAATTTTCACGAATTAAAAAAAAAGTTTCATCAATTGATTTAGATGTTTTTTTTGTTGATATGATTGTTTTTTCATAAAAACTAATTAAATTTTGAATTTTTTCAATTAAGTCATTAATTTTTTCTTTATTTATATCTTCTTGAAAGTTTATAGAAGACTTGGAAACAATTAAATTTTCTATTTCTTTTATTTTATTTGTTAATGGTAATAATATTTCAATCGGAGAAACTATAGAAAAATCATTTTTATCTTTTTTTTGCTGATCTTCTAATAAAGCAGTTAATTCTTTTTTGAAAGGATTTGGAAATGTTGTTGGTGGAGAAGGGGGTTTTAATTTAGGAGTTTCTTGGTTAGAAAAAATTATTGATAAAGTTATTACAAAACATACAAAAATAATTATACTAACAATATAAGAAAGTTTCATATTTTATTAATAAAATAAATTAAATTAATTTTTTCTTTTGTTTTTTTTTTGATTTTTTCCATTTTAAAGCAATTTGTTTAAATCTTTCTTTATTATCAAGATGAGTAAAATTTTTATATTCTTCTTTCACAAATTGTTGATAAGCCATTTTTGGCGATTTTTTTAATGATTTTTTCTTTTTCATACTTTTACTACGACGATGATGTTGTAATTGAAAATCAAAAGATAAAAATTTATCGCAATTTGTTTTACAAGATTTTGATTTCTTACATTTTTTTATGCATTTTTCATACGCTTTTTTATATTTTTTTAATTTCATTGATAAAGCTTCATGGGACATTTTTTCTTTTATTTATTAATAAGAAAAAAATATATTATTATCAAATTCATTTTGAATAATTTCTATGTCTAAATTGAATTTTTCTTTTACAAATTCTTTGTATGAATGAAATATTATAAAATGTGTTTTACTAATGCTTTGAATACAATTACGTTTTATATAAATAGTATTTAATGAAATCCAAATATATAAATATTTTTTATTATTTTTAATATTCGTAAAATTCTTTTTACCTTTGTAATAAAAATGATTGATTAGATCAGTTTTAACTTTTTTTATTTTTTCAAAAATAGTTAAACTTGTACAATTTGTTTTCTGAATTTCACTTAATTCAAACATTGCTATATAATATTTGAATTTATTTAGTTTAATTGAATTTAAAATATTTGTAAGTTGAAAAATAACTTTTTGATATTTTTTGATATAAGATGGATCATATGAAAATATTTTTGCAGATAATTCTTTGAATATTTTATCCATTATTTGAAAATATTTCAGAAAATAATTATTTCATAATTAAAAAACAACTCAAATCAATTTTATTTTCTTATAAAAATATAATAAATTGAAAATGTGGTCGGTAAGAAAAAATAAAAATTTTTAATATCTTTTCTTTAAATAAATATTAAAAATGTTTGCAATTGAAAATCATCATAGTGAATATAATGATAAATTTGCATATAAAAATTTGATTGCATATCAAAGGCGATCTTGTTTAGAAATTGGAGATTATAAGTTATCAGCAAGAATCAGTGATAAAAATGGATGGTTGATATGTGATGGTCGTTCTGTTGCTATAACTAATTATCCAGAATTATATGACGTTATTGGAACAAGTTTTGGTAGTGAAGATGATGGATATTTTAATTTACCTGATTACAGAGGACGTGTAATTGGTGGTTTTGGACAAGGAGATGGATTAACAAATCGTAATATTGGAGATTATATTGGTGCAGAAACTCATCAATTGACGGTGAGTGAATTACCATCACATAATCACACAGGCACAACTGCAAGTGATGGAGATCACTCGCACACTGTAGCAAATGTGCCTTATGGAACACAATCAGTTGATGGAGGTGGTTTAACAGCATGTGATGAAACTACCTCAACTGTAACAACAAGCACAGCTGGTGCTCATACACATACATTTACATCTAATAATACTGGTTCAAACACTCCACATAATAATATGCAACCAACTTTATTTGGTTGTAATGTTTTGATTTTTGCAAAATTTGTTGGAAGATTTGAATTAGATCCTATGTATGCATAAAAAAAATAATTACTTTATTTAAATTTGATGTCATTTATACTAAGATATGGATTTTTAAAAACTTTTTGTAGTTTATATCTTAATACTGATTTTTTGAAAGGATTAAATTTACATATTGGAACCATCGTATTTTCAAATTCATTTATTGAAATAAATTTATTTTTTTGACGGAAAAACTTGATAGCTTGATCAAAATTATCAAATTTATTACAAATATAATAATTATTATTCAAATCTCTTGAACAAAGATAAATTTCATATAAATTCATCATTTATAAATTTTTTTATTCGAAGTTTTAAATAAAAAAATTGAAATCAATTTTAATTTTATGTTTTTCTTTTTATAAATTACTTTAATCATGACAAAATATTATAAAATTACAAATGAAAATGTTTTCATTAAAATTTTAATGAAAATGAAACCAAATCATGTTAGTTTAAGTTCAGAGGCATTAACTTGGATGATAAATTATCAAAATATTATGAATATTAATCATTTTAATAACTTATCAGAAGATGAACGATTTGGATTTTCAGGATTAATTCATTATGATGATGATTATTATACAACAAGAAATGGTTTGTTTATTGACATTGATACAAAAAAAATGATTTATCTTTGTGATGATTTTGATGATTTATATGGTGAAAATATTTTTTCAATTCTTCCAGCATTGAATAAATTAGAAAAATTTGGTTATGATTATGAATCTTTTGAGTTTTTGTATGATTTTTTTTATTTAAATGAAAATAAAATGCTTCCTGAATTTCGCGATGAAGAATGGAAAGAATTTCTTGAGAAAAATATTCAAAAAAGTGGAATTATTTGTATAGAAGAAGATTAAGAAATAATACAACAACATTTATTTTGTTTTTGATGATAATACATATTAAATAGATCATCACTATTATGTCTCTCAAGTTCATAAATCTTTTGTTTTTCATATAAAACTCGTAATCTATTTTCTAATTCTACATTTTGAAATTCTAAATTATTATTAAATATTGTAATTTTTTTAATATTTTCTTCATTTTCATCTAATTTTAAATATAAATCATTTAATTCATTTTTCAAAGAATTTAATTTCAATTCTTTTTGTTGATCAATTTCAATCAATTCATTATTTTGATTTGTTAATAAATTTATACTAACATTTTTTTGTAAAATCTCATTTTGTAAAGATATAATTTGTTCAGATAAGTCGTTTCTTTCTTCATAAAGAGAATTAATTCGTGTATCATATGCTGTTATATCTTCATTCAATTTTTTTATTTCTATTTGAAGATATTGATTTTCTTGTTTTAATTCAGCAATTTCATTATCTGCATCCCATAAATTTGTTTTTAAAGATAAAATTTGATTTTTTAAATTTTCTTCCATTATATTTTTTTTATAAAATTTTTATTTTTTTAAATGATAAGGTATAATTTTTTAAAATTCCTTTTTCATTATTTAAAAATTAAAATTCCATAAATTTAAATCTTTTATATATATAAAAAAATGAATAAATTTAAAGTCAATAATGTCTTAACGGAACAAATAATAGAAGAGATTGTGTATAGATATTTGCGGACAAATTATGCATTAACTGGTCCAACAGGTCCCATAGCTAACAGTGGTGTTTTAAATGAGGATGGAACTTTGTTACAAAATATTGTTCCGTATGCTAATAACACTTTAAATTTAGGAACTGGTGGTAGTGAATTTCATAGTATTTATACGAATAGTATGATATTAAATGGTGTTCCTATAACATCAGATGGTTCAGTAATAAATTTACCACCTGGAACTCAAATTGGTGGTGTCGATATTGGTACAATACAAATTTTAGGTGAAAAACCTAATGTTGGTGCATTACCTGGAAGTGCAACAATTGGTGATTCTTATTTGATTGGTCGTGATTTATATGTTTATACACCATCTTTAACATGGGTTGATGTTGGTACTATTAAAGGACCAAAAGGAGATGTTGGTAATACTGGTTTCACTGGTTATACTGGATACACTGGTTATACTGGTTATACTGGTTATCGTGGTCCAATTGGTTTTACAGGTCCTACTGGTTATCAAGGACCACCTGGAGTAACAGGACCTTCGTATAGTAACACAGGAACAATAAAATTAGGTGATTATGATCAAGTTACACCATTTGATTTTATTTCAGGTATTTCTGATGTAGAATTATGGTTAAGTGCTGAAGATCTTGCTGGAACATATTCTACAGGTGATTTTATTGATGCATGGCCAAGTCGTGTTAATGGTCATATTGCAACATCACCAAGTTTAGGTGCTCGTCCATTATTTATTGACAATGCCTTAAATGATATGGGTATTGTTTCTTACATTAATACACAAACAAGTGTTATTCCAAGTTTTCCTGTAAATCGTTCAGGTTTTAGTGTGTTTTTATTATATTATCCAATCAATCAAAATGTTAGTAGTCCAATGATTCAATTAAAAGATGCTGGTACAAGTGAAAATTTTTATTGTATAGCAAGTTATTATCCAAGTTTATTAAATAATTACAGTGTAAATCAAAATAATATTTATTCAACATTTGTTTCAAGATTTCGTCAAGGTTATCAAGCAACTGTTGCAAACACATGGCAATTATTTGAATTTATTTCTATCGATCCAACAAACAGCGATTTAATTTCTTCTTATATTAACGGAAATCTCGTTCATAGTGTTGATACAATGGGTTTTAGTAGTGATTATGCCGGATCATATAGTGGTAATTTATATATTAACAGCTTGAATGGACTAAATACATTCAGTGTCGCAGCTGCGATTGCTGAATTAGTTATTGTTAATCGTGGTGTTACTGAAATTGAAAGACAACAAATTGAAGCTGAAATATTATGGAAATGGCGTTTAGAATCTTTAGTACCACCAACGAATCCTTATTTTAATGGTCCAAATTATGTTACATTACGTAATGATCAACAAAAATTACGAATTACATTACAAAATTCAATGTATATTAATGCATTAAGTTATTATGAATTCGATGAAAGTTATATGAGAACAATTGCTTACGACACAACAACTGGTGAAGTTGTTTTTACAAATGTAATAGGACCAACTGGTGCAACTGGTTACACTGGATACACAGGTTATACAGGATATACTGGTTTTACTGGGTATAGTGGTTATACAGGATATTCTGGTTATACTGGTTATACAGGTTACACTGGATATAGTGGTTATACAGGATATAGCGGTTATACAGGATATTCGGGTTATACTGGATATAGTGGTTATACTGGATATAGTGGTTATACTGGATATTCAGGATATACAGGTTATTCTGGTGTAACAGGTTTTACTGGTTATACTGGATACACAGGTTATACAGGTTATACAGGATATTCGGGTGTAACTGGTCATACTGGTTATACAGGATATAGTGGATATACAGGAAGAACAGGTTATACAGGTTATACTGGTTATTCTGGTTATACAGGTTATACTGGTTATTCAGGTTATTCTGGTTATACAGGTTATACAGGATATTCTGGTTATACAGGTTATACAGGATATACAGGATATTCTGGATATACAGGTTATACAGGATATACAGGATACACTGGATATACAGGTTATACAGGATATACAGGATATACAGGATATAGTGGTTATACAGGATATACAGGATATACAGGATATACAGGTTATACAGGTTATACAGGACCAACAGGTGGTGATACTGGGCCTACAGGTTATACAGGTGCAACAGGACCTACAGGAGCAACAGGTCCGATGGGTCCAGTAGGTGGTGGAACAGGTCCAACAGGACCAACTGGTTCATTTGGTGGAGTTGTTTATAATGATATTTTACCATCATCTGATAATTTATATAATATTGGTAGTGCTACTGCTCGTTTTTCATCATTATATTTATCAAATTCTTTAACAATGGGTAATGCAACAATAAATTTTAATGGGACAAATATTATGTTACCATATGGAACAAGATTTGGTGGTGTTGTTCCTGGAACTATTGTAATTAAAGGTACTCGTACAAATTCTTCTTTACTACCAACAAATGCTATAGTTGGTGATGCATATGTAATTGGTACAAGATTGTGGGTTTGTACAACAGCACCAAGTACTTTTACAGATGTTGGTGAATTTGCTGGTGTATCCGGTGTAACTGGACCTACTGGTTTTAGTATCACAGGAACAACTGGTTATACAGGATTTACTGGTTATACAGGTTACACAGGTCCAACTGGTTATGGTGTAACGGGGTATACAGGATACACAGGATATAGTGGTTACACAGGATATACTGGATACACAGGTTTTACTGGTTACACAGGTTTTACTGGTTACACTGGTTATACAGGATATAGTGGCTATACAGGATATACAGGTTTTACAGGATATAGTGGATATACTGGTTACACTGGTTTTAGTGGATACACTGGTTATACAGGTTATAGTGGTTATAGTGGTTATACAGGATATAGTGGATACACAGGGTATAGTGGTTATACAGGATATTCGGGTTATACAGGTTATACAGGATATAGTGGATATACAGGTTTTACAGGTTATACTGGATATACAGGTTACACAGGTTATACTGGATATACAGGTTATACTGGATTTACAGGTTATACAGGTTATAGTGGATATACAGGTTATAGTGGATATACAGGATATACAGGTTTTACAGGTTATACTGGTTATACTGGTTATACTGGTTTTTCAGGTGTAACAGGTTATACTGGATATACTGGATATAGTGGATATACAGGATATACAGGATATACAGGATATACAGGTTTTACTGGTTATTCAGGATACACAGGTTATACAGGTTACACCGGTTATACAGGTTTTACAGGTTATACAGGATACAGTGGTTACACTGGATATACCGGATTTACAGGATATACAGGATATACAGGTTATACAGGATACACTGGATATAGTGGTTACACAGGTTATACTGGTTACACAGGCTATACAGGTTATACAGGATATAGTGGATATAGTGGATATACTGGTTATACAGGTTATAGTGGTTATACTGGATACACTGGATACAGTGGTTACACAGGTTTTACTGGTTATAGTGGTTATACAGGATACACTGGTTATACAGGATATACTGGATACACTGGTTATACTGGATACACTGGTTATACAGGTTATTCGGGATATAGTGGATATACAGGATACACTGGTTACACTGGATATACAGGTTACACTGGTTATACTGGTTATTCAGGATATACTGGTTATACCGGTTATACAGGATATAGTGGATACACTGGTTATACAGGTTATACTGGATATACTGGTTATACTGGTTATTCGGGTTATACTGGTTACACAGGTTATACTGGATACAGTGGATATACTGGTTACACTGGTTACACTGGATATACAGGTTATACTGGATTTACAGGATATACAGGATACACAGGGTTTACGGGTTACACAGGATTTACTGGTTATACAGGTTATACAGGTTATACAGGAAGAACTGGTTATACAGGAAGAACTGGTTATAGTGGATATACAGGTTATACAGGACGAACTGGTTATACTGGTTATTCTGGTTACACAGGATTTACTGGTTATACTGGTTACACAGGATTTACTGGTTACACAGGATTTACTGGTTACAGTGGATATACAGGTTATACTGGAAGAACTGGTTATACTGGAAGAACTGGTTACACTGGATACACCGGTTTTACAGGATATACAGGATACACTGGTTTTACAGGATATACAGGTTACACCGGATATACAGGTTATACTGGATTTACTGGAAGAACTGGTTATACAGGACGTACTGGTTATACAGGTTATACAGGATTTACAGGATATACAGGACGAACTGGTTATACAGGACGAACAGGATATACAGGATATACAGGATTTACAGGTTACACTGGATTTACAGGATATTCAGGTTATACTGGTTTTACTGGTTATACAGGATTTACAGGTTATACAGGAGTTACTGGTCCAACTGGTGTAACAGGTCCTGCTGGTAATACAGGTTTTACTGGTTACACAGGTTATACTGGTTATACTGGATACACAGGTAGTACAGGTAGCACTGGTTACACAGGTTTTACTGGTTATACTGGTTATACAGGATATACAGGTTATACAGGATATACAGGTGTTACAGGAGCTACAGGATTTACTGGACCAACTGGTTTAATAGGACCAATCGGTTTTACTGGTGTAACCGGTATCACAGGTGTTACAGGTTTTACAGGGTATACTGGATACACAGGATATACAGGATACACAGGAGTAACAGGATATACAGGATATACTGGTTACACAGGCTACACAGGATATACAGGACGAACAGGTTACACAGGTTACACTGGTTATACAGGAGCAACTGGAGTTACAGGATATACAGGATATACAGGTAGAACAGGTTACACAGGTTATACAGGATATACTGGTTTTACTGGATATACTGGTAGAACAGGTTATACCGGTTATACAGGATATACAGGTGCAACAGGTTTAACAGGTTTTACTGGTTATACAGGTTATACAGGATATACAGGTTATACAGGTTATACAGGATATACAGGTTATACCGGATATACAGGTTATACTGGTTATACAGGATATACAGGTTATACTGGTGTAACAGGTCCAACAGGTCCTGCTGGTATTGGTAGTACAGGTGCAACCGGTTTTGTTGCATTAGCAAATTATCCAGTTAATTATAGTGATTATGCTTTTTGGAATTCTGATTTAAATCAATGGGATTCTGATATGACAGGAACAATACATTTAGGTAGTTTTGCTGGATACAATCAACAATCAACATTTGCAATTGCTTTAGGTTATCAAGCAGGTTATGCTGAACAAGGTACTGGTGCAATCTCAATAGGTTATCAAGCAGGTAATCAAGGACAAGGTATAAATGCTGTAGCTATAGGATATCAAGCAGGTTTAACAGGTCAAAGAGATAATACAATTGCTATAGGATATCAAGCTGGTAGTTATACACAACAAACTGGCGCAATTGCTATTGGATATCAAGCAGGTTTTACATTTCAAAATATGAATAGTATAGCAATCGGTTATCAAAGTGGTCAAACAAATCAAGGAACTGGTGCTATAGCAGTTGGATATCAAAGTGGTCAAAATAATCAAAGTGAATATAGTTTAGCGGTTGGATATCAAGCAGGTAATGTTAATCAAAATGATTATGCTGTAGCAGTTGGTTTTCAAGCAGGTTTTACAGGACAATCAACTGGTAGTATAGCAATCGGTTATCAAGCTGGTTACACAAATCAAGCAATGAATGCATTAAGTATTGGTTTTTCAGCCGGTGCATATTTACAAGGAATGAATAGTATAGCAGTTGGTTATCAAGCAGGATTTACAAATCAATTAGAAAATGCTATTGCAATCGGTTACCAAGCAGGATATACAAGACAATCTAATAATAGTATTGCAATAGGAACATCTGCTGGATTTTCAAATCAAGGAACTGGTAGTATAGCAATAGGTCAAAATGCAGCTGGAAATAATCAAGGTTTAAACGCAATTGCGATTGGTGTATCAAGTGGAAATTTTCAACAACAAAGTGGTGCTATTTCAATTGGATTTCAAACCGGTCAAAATGCACAAGGTACTGGTGCAATAGCAATAGGAATTGCAGCAGCACAATTAACTCAATCCCCTTTTGCGATTGCAATTGGTAACAATGCTGGTTACAATGCTCAAAAATCTTTTGCGATTGCACTAGGGTTTTCTGCTGGTTATACAAATCAATCATCTAATGCAATTGCTATTGGCGCTTCTGCTGGTTATACAAATCAATCATTTGAAACTGTTTCTATCGGAAATTTAGCAGCTATGGTAAATCAAAGTGCTTATGCTGTTGCTTTAGGTTCATTAGCTGGTCAAACAAATCAAGGTTCGTTTGCTGTTAGTATTGGTTATGCTTCAGGTAGAGGTGTTCAAGGTATTGATGGTATTGCAATTGGTAATCAAGCTGGTACTTTATCACAATATGCTGATGCTATAGCAATAGGAAGTTTAGCAGGTAATCAATCACAAAATACAAATGCTATTGCAATCGGAAATTCTGCTGGTTCTTTTAGTCAAGGTATAAATACTGTAGCAATCGGTTTTCAAGCAGGTTTCCGTAATCAATTATCAGGAGCTATTGCTTTAGGTGCAAATGCTGGTTATACAAATCAAGGATCTCAAAGTATTGCGATTGGAATAAATGCTGGTTATCAAAATCAAGGCTCTAATGCAATTGCTATTGGATTTAATGCTGGATATTGTGGTCAAGCAAATAATTCAATTATTTTGAATGCTTCTTCTATCAGTTTAACTGGACCTACACAAGGATTTTACGTCAATCCAATTCGTTTTGATAACACCATGTTTAATAATTTATTAAGTTATAATAATGAATCAAAAGAATTATCATATTCAAATCCAACAACATCTATAATCAATCAACCTGTTTATGGAGAAACAAGAAAAGTTACAAGTGTTGTATATAATTCAGCAAATGTTATAAGAAGTTTTAATACAAATGCACAGATAAATAATACTATTTCAACAACTCAAACGTATTCATTTGGTCCATATCAAAATAATTTATGGATTGCTGTTGGTGAAGATGGTACTAATACAATTGCAACATCTACCGATGGTATTATTTGGAACGGATTAGGTACAACTATTTTTACAACGAAAGGTAATTGTATAACATGGAATGGTTCTTTGTGGATTGCTGGAGGTGAAGGTACAAATAATACAATTGCTTATTCGATTGATGGAATTACATGGAATGGTTCTGGTTCAAGCATTTTTTCAACAACTTGTAAAAAAATAATTTATAATTCATACAAAAAAATATGGATAGCTGTTGGTGGTGGAACAAATAGTATTGCATATTCATACGATGGACGAAATTGGAATGCATCTACAAATAGTTTCTCTGTATCTGGTAATAGTGTATGTACAAATAATGATTTATTTATTGCAGTTGGTGAAGGTACTGTTGATACAATCGCTTACTCAACTGATGGAATTTCATGGACTGGTTTAGCGTCTACAATATTTTCTACTAAAGGTAATGATATAAAGTGGAATGGACGACTTTATGTTGCTGTTGGTACAGGAACAAATACAATTGCAACATCGAATGATGGAACTTTATGGACTGGATATGGAACAACTGTAATTTCACCTGATGGTTTAAGTGTTGAATGGAATGGTATTTATTGGATTATTGGAAGTTCTGATGCAACAAATACTTTAGTTTATTCAACAGCAGGAACAAGTTGGACTGGTTTAGGAAATACAATCTTTTCAACAAATGTAAAAGATATTTATTGGAATGGTTTATATTTTATTGCAGTAGGTTCTGGTTCAAGTAATACAATCGCATATTCATATGATGGATTATATTGGATAGGAAATGGTAAAACGATGTTTGCAACATCTGGAAATGGAATTCAATTTAACAATAATCGAAGACATAGTATATCTTTTCCACGAAATATTAGTATTGCAGTTGGATCTGGTTCAACCAATACTTTAGCCTACAGTTTAGATAACGGATTAACATGGACAGGATTAGGAAGTACAATCTTTACAACACAATGTAATGGAATTTATTGGAATGGAGAGAAATGGTTAGCATTAGGTCAAGGAACAAATTCAATTGCTTATAGTTATGATGCATTAAATTGGAATGCACCTGCTTTAAATACAACAGTATTTTCAACAGGTGGTAATGGTGTCATATATAATAATCTTTTAAGAAGGTTTGTTGCTGTTGGTCAAGGAACAAATACTTTGGCATATAGTTATGACGGAATTTCATGGATTGGTTTAGGTGTTAGTATATTTGATACAATTGGTTATGCAGTGACAACAAATGGTAGAATGTTTGTTGGTGTTGGTTATGCAACAAATACTATAGCTTACAGTTATAATGGAATAAATTGGTTTGGAAATGGAACAACAATTTTTACATTTTCCGGAAGGAGTGTATCATGGGATACTACAAAATTTATTGCAGTTGGTGATAGTACAACAAACACAGTTGCTTATAGTTATAATGGTATTTCATGGACTGGTTTAGGTTTAACATTATTTGGTTTAGGTTACGGTGTTGCAAGTAATGGTTTTATGAGTATTGCTGTTGGAACAGGAACAAATGTTATAATTTATAGTTATAATGGAATAAATTGGACCGGTTTAGGAACAAATGTTGGTACTTTAACTACAGCATATGGAATTAATTGGAATGGAAATACTTGGATAGCTGTAGGAAGTGGAACAAATAATATTGCATATTCAAATGATGGAATTGTTTGGTCTGGTGTTACTTCAACAAATATTTTTTCAACAAGTGGTTTAGGAATTTTTAATAATAATGCAAAAGTAGGTAATATAAATTTAATTCATCCAGTATTAGCTTTCGGTGAAGGAACAACAAATACTTTAGGTTATTCGTCCGATGGAGGAATATCATGGGTTGGTTTAGGTACTACAATTTTTACAACAAGATGTAATAATGGAGCTTGGTCTGGATTTATTAATGTAGGTGTTGGTGCTGGAACAAATACAATTGGATATTCATATTGTTGTGTAAATTGGACAGGATTAGGTACAACAGTATTTAGTACAGAAGGATTTGCGATTGCATATAATCGAACATATTTTGTTGCTGGAGGACAAGGTACTAATACTTTAGCTTATTCAGTTGATGGTTTATCATGGTATATTCCTACAGCAACAATATTTACGACCGCATGTTACGGAGTTGCTGGAATTGATAATTTCTGGATTGTTGTTGGTGAAGGAACAAATACAATAGGTTATTCAATAAATGGAATAGATTGGACAGGTTCTGGTAGTTCAATATTTAGTACAGCAGGTTATGGAATTTGTTTTGGACAAAATAATACATGGGTTGCAGTTGGTACTGGAACAAATACAATTGCTTATTCAACAAATGGAACAACTTGGGTTGGAGCTGGTGTAACAATCTTTTCAACACAAGGTAATGATGTTGCATTTAATGGAAAATATTTTATTGCTGTAGGTAGTGGAACAAATGTTTGTGCATATTCAACAAATGGATCAACATGGACATCTGTTTCTGTTAGTAATATAACTTCAGGTAATGGAATATGTTGGCATCCAACAACATTAACATGGGTTTTAGGTGGAACAGGAACAGATGAGATTAAATATTCGTATGACGGAACAACTTGGTATTTAGGTGATACAACATTATTTTCAGTTAAAGTTAATCATGTTGCAACTAATTATGTTAATCCATATTTACAAAATTCACAAATGTTATTAGATACAAATGGAATAGATGTAACAAATCAATTAGATATTACAAGTGATGTTTATAATCAAAATTTTAGTAATATGTCGATGAATATAAAATCAAATACAATCAATTAAAAAATTTTTATTTTTTTTCGTGTAATCGAAAATTTTAAAAAATAAAAATTAAATTAAAATTTAATGTTTCCAACAAGAGAGGAAATATTTTCGTTATAAAAATCAGAAGTTATTTCTACTCTGTTTAATAAATTATTGTTAGTAGAAGCAATAGAAGTAATATTTTCATCGATAATTGTTTGATTATTGAAAATAAAATTTTCATTACGATTACTTGCAACATCACGTCCTCTACTCGAAAAAATAGAAGTACCTAATCCAATCCAAGAAATTCCATCATTTGAATATGCTATCGAATTAGTACCTTCTCCTACAGCTATCATTCTAGAATCATTAACATTACAAAATGAATTGCAATTAGAAGAAAATATTGTAGAACCTCTTCCAGTCCAATTTGCTGAAGTACTTGCATTATATATTGGAGAAGTTAAAATAGTATTTGTTCCAGAAGCACCCATAAACCACAGTTTACCATTCCAACTCATTCCATAACCTTGTGTAAATAAGGATGTTAATGTAGCTGTGCTCCATGTCAAACCATTTGTTGAATAATAATAATTTGCTAAATATGGTATCATCCATTGATAACCATTCCATGAAAGTTTAGCAGAGGCTGCAACTGAAATTGTAACTCCTAAACCTGTCCAAATCAAACCATTATAAGAATAAGCTACATTGTTAATTCCAGTTCCAGTTGCAATAAACATGTTACCATTAAAAAAAGTACGATATCCTGCAGAAGAAAAAACAGTTAATCCCAATCCATTCCAGTTAACACCATCAAAAGAATAAGCAATTGTATTTGTTCCAGAGCCAATAGCTATGGTCATGTTATTATACTGATTATATGTTATTCCGAACCCAAAAACCGTAAAAACAGTTGTTCCTAATCCATTCCAATCAAATCCATTGAATGAATAAATAATCGAGTTGGTTCCTGCTCCTACTGCAATCCATTTATTTCCATTCCAAATCACACCATATCCTGCAGATGCAAATATTGTTCTTCCTAATCCTCTCCAATTTAATCCACCATCAAAAGAAATTGCTATTGTATTAAATCCTTCTCCTACTGCTACAACTGTATTAGATTGTAAAGAAGATGCATTCGTCGTATTTGTAATTTGTAATGGATATTGTCGTCGAGAATTAAAATAAATTGCGTTACCTGAAGATGTAAATATTGATGAACCTAAAGCTGTCCAAATTATTCCATCTAATGAATATGCTAAAGTATTTGTACCTGATCCTACTGCAACAAATTTATGATTATTCCATTTTATATTTTTACAAATAGATGAAAAAATTGAATTACCTACAGTTGTCCAAACAAATCCATTTGATGAATATACTAAAGTATTTGATGCACTTTCACCACCAGCAACAAAACGAATTCCGTTAAAAGCAACTGCATTACCACCTGTAGTCCCTTCAAATAATGTTGTACCTAATCCTGTCCAATCATATCCGTTGAATGAATATGCTAAAGTATTTGATGATCCTTTTCCAACAACTAACCACATTTTACCACTCCAACAAATGTTATTACCTTGTGTTGAAAATATTGTTGAACCACGTCCCAACCATGTTAAACCATCAAATGAATAAGCTATAGTATTTGTTGATCCAGTACCAACAGCAACTACTAAAGAATTATTTGATAAAATACAATTTGTTGAAGATGAAAAAATAGTAGTACCAAGTCCGGTCCAATTTTTGTAGTCGTAAGAATATAATAATGTTTGAGTTACAGAATTACTTAATAACAAAGCAGAATTTCCTTGAGTTGAAAATATTGTTGTCGAATAACCAGTCCAAATGGTTCCATCAGAAGATGTTGCAATTGTATTCGTTCCGGCACCAACAGCAACCCATAAATTCGATTTATTGTAAGTAACACTATAACCAGCTGTTGAAAAAATTGTTGCATTACGTCCTGTCCAAGTTGTTCCATTGGGGGACGTTGCTATAGTGTGAGTGCCTTGACCGACAGCAACGTATAAATTTGAACCATTATATGCAACACCGAAACCACTAGTTGTAAAAACTGCAATACCACGACCTGTCCATGTTATTCCATCAGACGATGAAGCGAAAGTATTAGTTCCTGCACCAACAGCAACAAATAAATTAGAATTATTAGTTGTAACGTCTAAACCAGATGTGGAAAAAATTGTAGTACCAGATCCGGTCCAAGAAATTCCATCAAATGAATATGCTAATGAGTTAGTTCCTTGACCTGTTGCAACGAATTTATTAATACCCCAAATTAACCCATTAACTTTTGTTGAAAATATTGTTGAAACAGAATTTCCAGCCCAAGTTGTTCCATTTGTTGTTGAGTATGCAATATTTGGAAAAGTTTTTGATGAAGCAGTGTTGAAGGCAAATCCACGAAAAGTGGAAGAAAAAAATGTTTTACCACCACCATACCATTGAGTACCATCTGTTGAATATGCAATATTATTTGGATAATTACGACTAGATGCACTACCACCAATCATCCATAAATTTGATCCATTGTATCCAATACATTGTGGTTGATTAATTAAAAATGTTGAACCTAAACCAGTCCATTGTGTTCCATCTGTTGAATAAGCTACAATATTATTTGATGAACCTGTACTTACCCATAAATTATTAGCATATAAAATCCTATTTGCATTTATAGAGAATAATGTTGTTCCAAGACCTGTCCATTGAGTTCCGTTAGCTGAATAAGCCATTGAATTTGTTCCTTGTCCAACAGCAACCCATAAATTTGAATTATTATAGAAAACATCATTACCTTGTGTAGAAAATATTGTTAAACCTAATCCTGTCCATTGAGTTCCGTTAGATGAATATGCAACAGTGTTTGTTCCACTTCCAACAGCAACCCATAAAGAATTTCCAAAACGGACTTTTGAACCATTTGTTGTAAAAATCGTTTTAGCTCTTCCTGTCCAAGTTATTGCATCAGGTGATGTTGCAATTGTATTTGTTGTTCCAGAACCAACTGCGACCCATAAGTTTGATCCATTGTATGAAACACCATAACAAGCTGAAGAAAGAATTGTTGTATCTCTTGAGGTGTAAGTGGTGCCATCTGTAGAAGTTGCAATTTTATTTGTACCATCGCCAACAGCAACCCATAAAGTTCCGCCGAATGCTATATCCCAAACAGTTGAAAATAATGCAGTTGAATATGTTGTCCAAGTTGTTCCTCCGTTTGTTGAGAAAGCAAATGATATTGAACTAGAAGAAGTTGCACCAACAGCAACACTAGAAGAAATTGTTTGTGTTAACGATCCGCTTGCTAAAACTATATTACCATTAGTTGCAAGTTTATTACCAACAGTTAAAATAGAAGTTCCTAAACCAGTCCAAGTTGTTCCATCTGAACTATAAGCTAAAGAATTAGAAGAACCATCTCCACAAGCTAAATATAAATTACTAGTATATAAAACACCATTACAACTGTTACTAAAAATGGTTGAACCTAATCCATTCCATTGAGTGCCAGTTGTTGAATAAGCAAGTGTATTTGTTCCTTGACCACCGACAATTCCTATATTTGAAATATTACTTATAGATGTTCCCATCACCCATAAATTTTTATTATATAAATATTCAATTGTATTTACTGAACCAACTAAAGATGAATAATCTGTAATAAAATTTGTTGTTGATGTAATAACATTTCCATCAGTTGAATATGCTAATGAATTATTTTGTCCACCAAATAACCAAACATTTCCATTCCAATGAACAGATTTACCAGAGATCAAATTTTCTTGTCCTAAACCATTCCAATTTATACCGTCTGTCGATGTTGCAATATTATTATTTCCATCACCCACTGCAATCCATTTTGGTTCTTGTGGTTGTCCAATTGTTATAACTTGTGAATGATGAATATTATTTGCTTTTATGTTATTACAAACAGTTGTAAAAATTGTAGTACCTAAACCTGTCCAAGTTATTCCATTTGTTGAAAAAGCAAGTGTATTTGCAGTTCCTGCACCACCAGATAAAAAGAAACCATTATATGAAAAAATCGCTGAACCATAACTTGAAAATAAAATTAATCCTAATCCAGTCCATGTTTTACCATTATTTGTAGAATATGCTACAGTATTTGTTCCACTACCAGCACTTATCCATAAATTATTTATTGACGGGTAAATGCCATAACCAATAGATGAAAATACTGTTACACCTATACCTGTCCAAGTTACACCATCAGATGATCGAGCTATTGTATTTGTTCCTTGACCAACCGCAATAAAAGTATTATTTTCATATTGAACTTTATAACCAACCGTTGAGAAAATTGTAGTTCTTAATCCATTCCAGTTATATCCATCATATGAATAAGCGATTGTATTGGTACCTTGTCCAACTGCTATCCATATATTGTTCTTATATAAAATTCCACGACCAGATGTTGTAAAAATTGTTGATCCACGTCCATACCAAGTTGTTCCATCTGTTGATAAAGCAAAAGTATTAGTTCCTTGTCCAACAGCAACCCAAATATTTTGTCCATATGCTACATCATAACCAGCGGTTGAGAAAGCTGTAATACCACGTCCTGTCCAAGTAATACCATCCGTTGAAGTTACAATTGTATGAGTTGCACCAGTACCAACAGCAACCCATAAATTATTTGCAAATTCAATACTATTACCAGATGTAGAAAAAATCGTAGTTGCAGTTGCAGTCCATTGAGTTCCATTTGAAGAATAAGCTATAACATTAGTTCCTTGACCAACTGCGATATATTGAACATTACCAACAGTATAAGATTTTTGTTTATTATTAATTTTTACAGAAATATTTGAACTTTGTAGAGAAAAAGGTTTTGTTGAAATAATCTCAGAAATTTTATTTGTTTCATTTGTTGTTTTTTGTGAAAACGATAAAGAAGAAGCATCATTATTAGAGTTATAAAAAATTTCTTTTGTTTGTGTATTGTAATATAAATTGCTATTCGATAATAAATCATTCTGAAATTTAATTTGATTTACAACAGTTGTTTGAGTTTGACTTGTTAATTGTATATTATCTGATGCATTTAATACAATTGAACTACCCATTTGATTACTATATCCAGCATTTACACCAATGGCAATAGCATTACTGCCTTGATTGATTGCACCAGCTTGATAACCGATTGCGATGGAATTTGTTGATTGATTTGTTTGTCCAGCACCAAATCCTAAAGAGATAGAGTTAAAATTTTGAGAAACATTACCAGCATTGGCACCGATCGCAATTGATTGATAATTTTGATTAGATGAACCAGCTTGATTACCAATTGAGATAGAATTACTATTTTGATTTGTCAAACCAGCTTGATATCCAATTGCAATAGAAGCAATATTTTGAGAAGTATAACCTGCTTGATTACCGATAGCGATTGCACCACTTGCTTGTCTAAAATAACCAGCTTGATTACCGATAGCGATTGCACCAGATCCTTGTAAGTTGTACCCAGATTGATAACCAAGAGCTATGGCACCAGATTGTTGCCCAGTGAAACCAGCTGAAGATCCGATTGCAATACTTTCATTTAATTTTTTATCAAAACCAGCTTGATAACCGATAGCAATAGAATTGGTACCTTGTTGAGTATAACCAGTTTGATAACCTAAAGCAATCGCAGAAGAATTTTGTTGAGTAAATCCACTTTCAAAACCAATTGCAACAGTATAAACTTGTTGATTTACGTAACCAGCACGATTACCAATAGAAATAGCATTGGAATTTTGGTTTTGAAAACCAGCATAATAACCGATAGCAACATTTTGAAGTGCTTGACCAGTAAATCCTGCGAATCCACCGATAGAAACAGAAGAAGAATTTTGATTAAAAGCACCGGCGTTATCACCTATCGCAATTGCAAAAGAACCTTGAATAGAAAAACCAGCTTGATTACCAATGGAAACATTAGAATATCTTTGATTATTACTACCAGCTTGATAACCGATAGAAACAGATCTTGAAGCTTGATTTGACCAACCGGCTTGATAACCTAAAGCAATTGCATTAGATGATTGATAATTTAAACTAGCTTGATTACCAATAGCAATTGAGTAAGTTTGTTGTCCAAATAAACCGGATTGATAACCAACCGCAATAGCACCTGGTTGTTGTGAATATCCAGCTTGATAACCTAAAGCAATAGAATTTTGATATTGTCCTTTATCACCAGCTTGATAACCTATTGATATTGATTGAGATGCTTGGTCTCTCCCAGATTGATAACCAATGGAAACAGCTTGTTGATTAATTAAGTTATATGAACCAAAACCAGCAATACCATATCCATTACTGAAAATCTCCGAACTACGTGCGGTCCAAATTATTCCATCTGGTGATGTTGCTATTGAATTAGTACCAACAGCAACCCATAAATTTGAACCATTAAATGTGATACCATAACCTTCAGAAAAAATCGTAGAACCACGACCTGTCCATGTTATTCCATCTTGTGATGTCGCTATACTATGTGATAATCCTATACCAACAGCTACCCATAAATTTACACCATTATATGCAACACCATTACTTCTATATGTTAAAATCGTGTAACCACGACCTGTCCAAGTTATTCCATCTGTTGAAGTTGCTATCGTGTTCATTGAGTATGGACCTACGTTATTATCACCGACAACAACCCATAAATTTGAACCATAAGCAACACCATAACAACCATAAGTTGAAAAAATCGTCGTACCACTACGACCAGTCCAAATTATACCATCAGGTGATGTTGCTATGTAATGACTTGATCCTGAACCAACAGCTACCCATAAATTTGAATTATTATATGCAACACCTTTACCAAAATTAAAAATCGTCGTACCACGGCCGGTCCAAATTATACCATCAGGTGATGTTGCTATAGAATTTGTTCCTAAACCAACAGCAACCCATAAATTCGAACCATTATAAGCAATACCATAACCAAAAGTTGTAAAAATCGATGTTCCACGACCTGTCCATGTTATACCATCTGGTGATGTTGCGATAGAGTTAAATGGAGAAATGTTACTGGCACCGACAGCAACCCATAAATTTGAACCATTGTAAGCAACACCTCTACCAAAATTAGTAAAAATTGTTGAACCACGTCCTGCCCAAGTTATTCCATCTACAGATGTTGCAATTGAATTTGTTCCTCTACCGACCGCAACATAAAAATTAAAATCATAATTATTATAATTCGATTGGTAACCAATTGATATTGCACCTGTTGCTTGATTTATATATCCACTTTGATAACCTATTGCTAAAGATTCAGGTGCTTGTGTATATTTTCCTGCTTCATATCCAATATTAATTGCATAATTTTGATTATTATTTTGTGCATCATTTTTATTACCAATATTTACTTGTCCTTCTAAAACCAAATCGTTTACTGCGATTGTAGATATTGATGAAAATAATGTTGAGTCTATAGCAATACTTGTCCAAATTGTTCCATCAATTGAAGAATTTACTGGACTTGTTCCAGAACCAACAGCATACCAAATATTTTTTAAATAATTTAATCCTAATATATTACCAGATGTTATTGTACCTTGTCCAGTCCACGTCACACCATCATCGTTAGAAGTTAAAATATTATTATTTAATAATCCAGCACCAGGATTACCACCGATAATCCATAAATTATTTGCATATTTAATTGTATTTATGTTTGAAATGATTGTAGAAATATCAGTGCCAGCACTTGCAGTCCAAGTAGTTCCATTGGAAGAAGTCCAGATAGCAATTTTTGAAGGAGATAATTGAGATCCACCAGCAATCCATTTCAAGTTACCAAAATCTACACAAACAACAGTCCCACCGTTAAAAGCAGATCTTGAAGTCCAAGTAATACCATCTGTTGAAGTTGTTATAGGTGTAGTGCTATTACTTCCACCAACAACAAATAAAGAATTTGCAAATTTCACACAATAATAGTTTCCAGTAGTAACACGTTCTGTCCAAGTAGAAGCATCAGTTGAAGTATTAATAGTTCCGTAACCAGAATAAACTGCGTTACCAACCGCAACAAATAAATTTAATGTATTACTATAATCAATCTGATAACAACCACCTAAGAATCCATTAACTGTTTTACTTCCATTTGTCCATGAAGAAATAGTCGATACTGTTGTTAAAATTGTGCTTAATAAAGGTCTGTAAGAAACTGAAACTGAATAACTATAACTTAAAGTTCCAGCTGAAGAAGGTAATTGAGTTGAATTATAATTAATTTGTATGTATGCAGAGCCCGTGTTGAAAAATGGTGGTGTGCTTGAAACTGTATAACTCTTATTACTTATTGCATTAATTGAAATACTGCTAGCAGATGCTGATATAATATATCCATTTGGTAAATAATATCTAACAGAATAATCTCTTACTTGTCCGTTACCACTATGACTAATTGTACCAGTTATTGTTTCACTTAAATTAGTAGAAGAAGAGTTAGTACTTGTTCCCATGACCCATCGATTATTAGCATAAACAATTGAACTAATAGTATTCCCAGAAAATAACGTTACTCCAAGACTTGTTATAGTGTTAGAAGTTACAAAATCAGCTGATACTAAATTTGCTGTTCCTTTTGCACCACCTAATAAATAAATTCTTGGATTTGCACTATTTAAACTTGATGCTTCATTTCCTATTGCAATTGAATATTCTGCTAAATTTGTATTACCTGCTTGATTACCTATTGCAATACTTTTCATTCCTTGTGAATATTTACCTGCATCTTTACCAATATGTACTGGACCTAATGTTTCTGCAAGAAAATTTTGACTTACATCCCAATATGCGTAATCACTATAATTTGTTGCAACTAATTGTGGTCCTGTTGTTCCTTCAACAGTTGAATCTGGTCCTTTTATTCCTGTCATACCTGTATAACCTAAATACCCTGTAAAACCTGTATATCCTGTATATCCAGTATAACCTGTTCTTCCTGTATATCCTGTTCTACCTGTAAAACCTGTATATCCTGTATATCCAGTATATCCTGTATATCCACGACCTGTTATTCCTGTTACACCTGTAAAACCGGTATATCCTGTATAACCTGTTCTTCCTGTAGAACCTGTTCTACCTGTAAAACCTGTATATCCTGTATAACCTGTATAACCTGTGTATGCATTTCCAGTTCTTCCAGTAAAACCTGTGTATCCTGTATAACCTGAATATCCAGTATAACCTGTTACACCAGTTCGACCTGTTGCACCAAATCGTCCTGTATATCCTGTATAACCTGTATAACCTGTTCGACCTGTAGGACCAGTTCGTCCAATATATCCAACATAACCTGTTGGTCCTTGAAAACCAGTTATACCAGTTGGACCTGTTATATTTGAAAAGCCGACTGGTCCTTCATATCCTGCATAACCAATAAATCCAGTATATCCAAAATACCCAGTAAAACCAGTATATCCTGTATTACCTCTTGAACCATCTAAACCTTTATAACCAGTATAACCAGTGTAACCACGAACACCTGTATAACCAGAATTACCAGTTGGACCCATTGGACCTATACTACCAGTAAAACCTGTATATCCAGTAAAGCCTGTGTAACCAGTATAACCAGTGTATCCAGTAAAGCCTGTGTAACCAGTATAACCAGTTCTTCCAGTAAATCCTGTATAACCAGTAAAACCAGTATAACCGGTTCTTCCAGTATATCCTGTTCTTCCTGTAAAACCAGTATAACCTGTAAAACCTGTATAACCTGTATAACCAGTATAACCACTATATCCAGTAAATCCTGTATATCCAGTAAAACCAGTATAACCAGTAAAACCAGTATAACCAGTAAAACCAGTATAACCTGTGTATCCAGTAAATCCAGTATAACCACTGTAACCAGTGTAACCAGTGTAACCAGTAAATCCAGTGTATCCAGTAAAGCCAGTATAACCAGTAAAACCAGTATAACCAGTAAAGCCAGTGTAACCAGTAAAACCTGTGTATCCAGAATAACCAGTGTATCCAGTTCTTCCAGTGTAACCAGTGTATCCGGTATATCCACTATAACCAGTAACGCCTCTATAACCAGTGAAACCAGTGTATCCAGTATATCCAGTATAACCAGTAAAACCGGTGTAACCAGTATAACCAGTATATCCAGTGTAACCTTCAAATTCAGTATAATATGAAAAAATTGAAGTAGATACAGTTGTTAATCCGTTAACACTATTTGATAATGGGTAACTACCTAAAGAAGTCCATGTTGTACCATCTGATGATGATGCTAAAGTAGTAATATTATCGTTTGTTGCTAAAGCTGAAATTTGATCATTGGTTAATGTAGTTTGAAAGAAAAAGAAAGAGGAAATATCACCTTCAAAATATGGGTCAACATAAGCTGTCCAACCACCAATGTAAGCATTACTGTATGTAGCATTAGAGATAGCATTTGTTAATGTTGCATTTGTTACAAATGAACCATTTTTGAAAATTTCAATTAATTTTGAAGAATGTGTATAACGAATGATGAAATTATTAAAACTATTATTTGTTATACTAGAAGTTGCTAAAATTCTTTCTTCTGTCCCACCGTTATTTTTTACAGCAAAAGCAAAGTCGGTACCAGAGTTTCTTCCAATGTACAAATAAAAAGCAGTAGAAGCATCGAAAGCAAAAAATTTTTCAAAATCAGTAGCGCTAGTTGGTTTGAATGTAATAGATAAAGTAAATCCGTTAGAATAATTGACGGAAACATTAGATTTTTGTAAAATTTGTTTGGATGCACGTGTGAAATTTAATCGTTTACCATTATTAAAACCACCAGTTGAGTAATAAAGAGGTTGTTTCATATTTTCAATACCAACACCAAAACCATCACCGCTACTACTCATTAAAGATTTTCCTAAACCATTCCATTGAGTTCCGTTTGTTGAATAAGCCAAAGTGTTAGTAGATCCAATACCGCCAGCAACCCATAAATTAGTTGAAACATATTTTACTGTATATGGTTCTGTAAAAATACTGTTACCTACTCCAGTCCAAATAGTTCCGTTCGTTGAATAATAGAAATTATTTGATACACTTGCAGCTATAACCCATAAATTATTTCCGTAAGCAACATCATCAGTAAAAGTACTTATAGTTGTTCCTAACCCAGTCCATGTCATTCCGTTATTTGAATATGCAACAGTATTTGATCCTTGTGCTACAACTACCCATAAATTATTTCCATATTTTACTTTCATTCCATAAGATGATAAAGGACTTCCGGACACACCTGTCCATTGAGTTCCATTTGTAGAATATGCTATAGTATTTGTTAAACCACCAACAGCAACCCATAAATTTGATCCGTTATAATCAACACCTTGTCCATTAGTCCCTAAAGTTCCTGTTCCTAATCCATTCCATTGTGTACCATTGAGTGAATACGCTAATGAATTTGTTCCTTCACCAACTGCAACCCAAATATTATTACCAAATTTTATATGTCTTCCACGTGTAGAAAATATAGATTTACCAAGACCAAACCATTGAGTACCATTTGTTGAATAAGCCATAGTGTGACTTGCACCATCACCAACTGCTACCCATAAATCACCATTTGAATCTGCTGATCTTCCTGTGCTAAATATTCCAACACCTAAACCAGTGTATAAAATTCCATTAAAAGAATATGAAATTGAATTTGTGCCAGTTCCGAGAGCTAATATCGTATAACTTGGTGTAAAACTACTCCAAGATGTAACTTTTGATGCATTTGTTAAAGATGTTAAAGTTGAGTTGTGATTTGATAATAAAATATTTGAAGAGGATGTACCACCAGCTAAAATTATATCATTATTACTTTGATATGTAAATGCATTAACATAACTAAAAAATAAATTAATTGAGGTAGAAACAGCTGTCCAAGTTGTACCATTAGATGAGTAAGCAAGAGTGTTGGAACCAGATCCACCTGCGACCCAAATATTTTTTCCGTTTATATATTTAACTGAGTAACCGATTGAAAAAATTGTGTTTGAAATACCTGTCCAAGAGATTCCATCAGAAGAAGAGGCAAATTGGTAAGATCCAGTACCAACAGCAATCCATAATGTTGCATTATTATTAAAAGATAGATCATAACCAGTTGAAAAAATATTAGATCCTAAACCATTCCAAGAAATTGCGTCAGATGAGTAAGCTATTGAATTGGAAACAATATTTGGAAGAATAACAACTAAACCATTACCACCGCTTGTTATACCACCATTACCAGATGCAACACCTGAGATATAAAATGAAGAAGATGTATTGGGAGCAGTATTACCATCTGATGAATTATATCCGAATACGCTTTCTCCAGTAATTAAACTTAAATTATCAATAAAAGAAGAACCACCACCACCTCCAGATTGTAATCCACCAGAATCACCACCACCTTGTCCACCACCACCTCCATAATAACCACCTCCACCACCACCTCCACCACCAAAAGCTATTTCACCATTACCACCTTGATATTGAGTACCAGCTGTTGCACCATTTCCTGCTGTACCACCAGCAATTTGACTACCACCACCACCTGGAGATAAACCAGCACCTGAATTGGATGTTCCTGAAAAAGTTGCTGAACCACCGTTAGCATTAGTACCAGAACCGTATCCACCCCATCCACCACCTCCACCTCCACCAGCTGTAACAATATCCGATGTACCTCTACGAATAGCAGAACGACCACCACCACCAGAAGATGTACCAGCACCAGGATTTGCACCACCACCACCTCCACCATAAGTAGTTGATGATGAAATTTGTCCTCCTTGACCAACAACAACAGTTAAAGATTCACCTGGAGTTACAGATAAAACACCTTGAACCATTGCACCTGCACCACCAAAACTTCCACCTCCACCACCTCCACCAGCACCCCACATATAAACTTTTAATGAAGTTATTCCAGTAGGAACAGTGTAAGTTTGATTACTACCAGTGTAAGTAAAACTTGATGTAGCAACAGATGACGATTGACCGACTGCAACAAATTTATTATTATTTCCCCATAAAATACTATTAACAGCTACAGAAAATATAGAAGTTATATCTACAATAGTCCAAGTTGAACCGAAGTTATTTGTATATGCGACCGAAGGTAAGGAAGATGAATTTGTTCCAATAGCAACAACTAAAGAATTATTTGAAGTTGATGCAATTTTTTTACCAGTTAATAAAATTGTTGTACCAAGACCAGTCCAAATTGTTCCATCTGAACTTATAGCAATTGAATTATTACCTTGTCCGACTGCAATAAAATTATTTCCAGTAGTAATAACATCATTACCAGTAGAAAATAAATTTGATGATGTATCAGTCCAACTTGAATTATCTTGAGTAGAATAAAAAGTATTGTTATTATCACTTGAACTTGAACCTAATATATATGTTAAAGAACCACCAGTTATTAAACCATAATTTACTCGTCCTCCTGTATAACCAGTATAACCTGTAACACCTCTATTTCCAGTATGTCCTGTATAACCTGTATAACCTGTATAACCAGTATAACCAGTGAATCCTGTATAACCAGTATATCCAGAATATCCAGTGTAACCAGTACGACCAGTGTAACCAGTAACACCACGTAATCCTGTATACCCAGTGTATCCAGTATAACCAGTATAACCAGTAAATCCAGTATATCCAGTATAACCAGTATAACCAGTATAACCTAATGTAAGTTCGTAAGATGTTGATGATCCAGATAATGTAAATGCATCGAAAGTTCTAATTTCTGTATCAGTTAATGGTCTTTCATAAAAGAAGAAACCAGCGATATCACCATTAAAATATGTTTCAGTTGGATTGTTGGGTCTTCCAATATATGTATTTGTTAGTGTTCTATTTTGTAAAGCTGTACCTGATGTTACAGAAGCAATTGATGTGCCATTTTTAAAAATTTGTAAAGTTTTTGTTGAAGCAGTGTATCGAATTGCAAAAATAGCCCATTCATCTTGAATTATAACACCAGTACTAGATGAAGCTACATAAATTACAGATTCACTATTATAAAGAACACAATTAATTTGAGATGTTGTTGTTTGTCTGTATAGCATAATATTATTATTATCTTGTCCTGAACCAAAATCAATAATTCTTTCATAATTAGAAGGTGTACCTGTGAATTTTGCTAAAACTAATGCAGTGAATCCAAGATTAAAATTAAAAGTTTGAGTACCTGCTGTAAAATATTGAGATGTTGAACGAGTTAAATTAACAGAAGGTTTTGCCATAAATGAAACACAAATAAAACCAGCACCGCTGTTATAACCAGCAGAAAATGAAGATGGAATTACACCAAATTTTGTTGTTTCCCATGATGTATATTGAGTTGCATTATTACTTGCACCATTAATATCATAAGAACCACCACCTCCACCACTTCCACGATTTGTAGAAGGACAACCACCACCTCCAGAATAACCACCACCTCCACCACCAGCGTTCCAAGAGCCACCACCTCCACCAAATGAACCATTACCATCAGGAGAAAAAGTACCATTTATAGAAATACCACCAGCACCACCATTTAAAAATGATGAACCACCATTTGTTGGTTGAGCTCCAGATGAAGCAAAACCACCATCACCTAAGAAACCACCACCACCAGCACCTGAGCCTGGATCATTTGCACCTGAACCATTTGTTGCATTACCACCAGCTTGACCAGCACCACCACCTCCTCCTCCATTAGTACCGTAATTTGTATTTCCATTATCGTTAATAGAACCTTGAGTTGTTAAAACACCATCTCTACCATTTTGTGTGCTTCCAGTACCAACACCACCTCCACCACCAGCAACTAATAATATTGTATGATTTGAAGCAGTTGCAAAAAGTCCAGTTCCATTATATTTTGTAATGAAACTTCCACCACCACCACCAAATATTTTACCTGTATCATTTGAATTCACAGCTTGTCCAACGAGACAACAAATATAATCACCAGCATTTAAGTAAACTTGAGTTTTGACAACAATACCCCTACCACCAGAATACAATGCTGTTGATCCACCCTGAGCACCACCTGCAACTAATTCATATGTTCCTGAAGTTCCAACTGTCCAAACTTGAACACCACGCGGTATAGTAAAACCATTTATTGTATTAGAACCATTTGAAATAATAACTGAACCAATAGTTGATGACATTGCAGTTGAATAAGTACCACCATTTGGTCCTAAACGTCCTGTTGTTGATCTGGTATCAAATTTAAAATTTCCACCAAAACCATTATTATTTTCAATTTCTGCAGGTGTTAATATTGAATTATAAAAACGGAAATCATCAACTAAAGAATTATTGTTTAAAATTAATGCAGGTGTTGTTTCATTAATACCAGCTCCAACTCTTAAATTTGATCCTGTATTATTTAAATAAACTTGATTTGTATTTGTAAAAACAAGTGATCCATCAACATAAATTTTTGAAGTATTCGTTGATTTTTGCATGGAAATTACTAAATGTCTCCATGAAGTACCATCGGCAAAATTTGTGTATAAATTTGTTCCATCACCAGACCAACCACCTCCATTACCTGTCCAAAATTCTAGATTATTATTCTTTACATAAATAATCCAACCTCTTAACGGACTTATATTTCTACAAGATATGAGTGCTTGATAATTTGCAAGTGTTGTAACTCTACATTTAACATGAATTGTAAAATTATCTGGTGAAAATGTTCCATCATTTGTAATTTCAAAATAATTTGATCCATTAAATTGAGCACAACCATTTCCTTGTAAATAATTTGTATTATTGAAATTAACACTTCCAATATTTGTTAAATTTCTTCCATTACCTGAACTGTCAGTAATTAAATCTCCTGCACTATTATCAAAATTATAAGAAGCAACTAAAGAAGTTGATGCTGAACCATTTGTAGTTGAATATGTTGGTGAATTACCACTTGTTAATGGACCCCATGATGAAACTACACTATTATTAGATGAAGATGATAATAAATTGATATTAACATCTAATTTTGTGTCAGAAGGATATGAAGCTGATGATGTTGTAATTGTTTTGAAATAACCACCTGTATAACCAAAATAACCTAAATCACCTTGAAGTCCAGTGTATCCTGTATATCCAGTGTAACCAGTATATCCAGTATAACCTGTGAATCCTGTATAACCAGAATATCCTGTGTAACCTGTATAACCAGAATATCCTGTGTATCCTGTAAAACCAGTATAACCACTATATCCAGTATAACCACTATATCCTGTAAAACCAGTATAACCGCTATAACCTGTATAACCACTATATCCACTAAAACCAGTATAACCAGTGTAACCAGTATAACCAGAATAACCAGTATAACCAGTGTAACCAGAAAATCCTGTATAACCAGTATAACCTGTATATCCAGAATAACCACTATATCCAGAAAATCCAGTATAACCGGTATAACCTGTATATCCAGAGTATCCACTATAACCTGTATAACCAGAATATCCTAAATATCCAGAAAAACCAGTATAACCAGTGTATCCAGAATATCCAGTATAACCAGTAAATCCAGTATAACCAGTATAACCAGTATATCCAGAATAACCTGTGTAACCACTATAACCATTATAACCATCGAAACCAGTATAACCGGTATAACCAGAGTAACCAGTGTAACCAGTAAAGCCAGTATAACCAGTAAAACCAGTGTATCCTGTATAACCAGAATATCCTGTATAACCAGAATATCCTGTAAAACCAGTGTAACCAGTATAACCTGAATATCCTGAATAACCAGTGTAACCTGAATACCCAGTATAACCAGTGTAACCTGAATATCCAGTGTAACCTGAATATCCAGTTACACCACGATCTCCAGTGTAACCAGTGAAACCAGTGTATCCAGTGTATCCAGAATATCCAGTATAACCAGTGTATCCACTATAACCCGTAAAACCAGTTGCACCAAAATCGCTGAAACCTGTAAAACCAGTGTAACCAATGTAACCAGTATAACCAGTTTTACCATATTGCCCTCCACCATCTGGTCCAGTGTTTCCATCTATACCATCAGGACCTTTGATAGGACCTAAATTTGTGAATGTAACGGGTGAATTATTATTACAACAGTACATATCATTATTTATTATGTAACAATCTCCAACATTTGCAACTAAAGGTAATGAACTTTCATCAGGAACGCTTCCTTTTAATGAAAAAGAAAGAACAGGAATCGTTTCAAGTAAAACATTTGATGGAAAATTTAAATAATTAGAAGTTGATGTGATAACATTTGTTGCGTTAAAATTTATTGAATTTGATAAATTCATTGAAAAAAATCGTTCAGATGAAGTTCCAATATCTAAAATATTTGTTGGGATAGGAATAATTGTTTTGTTAACTTTTTTATCACCTAAATTACCAGTTGGTCCTGTGTAACCGATATTAAATCCATCAAATCCTGTAGGTCCAGTTGCACCGATTTCACCGGCTACTAAAGAAATTGGACCAGTTGCACCGTATGGTCCTCCAGGACCTGTATAACCAACATAACCTGTATAACCAATATATCCTGTATATCCAGAATATCCTGTATAACCAGTGTAACCAGAATATCCAGAATAACCTGTATAGCCAGTATATCCAGTGTAACCAGTATAACCAGAATATCCTGTATATCCGGTATTACCACGATCACCTTGTTCACCTGTGTATCCTGTATATCCTGTGTAACCAGAATATCCTGTATAACCAGTATTACCTCTTGAACCTGTAGAACCAGTATAACCACTATATCCAGTATATCCTGTAAAACCAGTGTAACCAGTATAACCTGTATAACCAGAATAACCAGTATAACCTGTATAACCAGTTTTACCTTCTTCACCAGTGTAACCAGTATAACCAGAATATCCAGTATAACCAGTATATCCTGTAAAACCAGTGTATCCTGTATATCCAGAATATCCAGAATAACCAGTGTACCCCGTATAACCTGTGTAACCAGTGTAACCAGAATAACCAGTGTAACCACTATATCCAGTATAACCTGTGTATCCAGTGTAACCAGAATAACCAGTATAACCAGAATATCCAGTATAACCAGAATATCCAGTATATCCAGTGTATCCAGTGTAACCAGTATAACCACGTGCGATTGAATGAAAAATTTCTGCTGAAGTTAAATCAATTAAAACATTTGATAATTTTAATTCATCATATTCACGATATTTTAAATTTTCGATAGCTAAATAATTTGGTAAAAAGAAATATAAATTTTGTTGAATATTTTCAATTGTAATATCAGGGTGTAATTCATAAATACCAGTAATTGAGAAAGGAGATCCTTGAGGACCTATACTTCCAATAGGACCTAATGCTCCAGTTGGGCCTGTAAAGCCAGTGTAACCAGTATAACCTGTATAACCTTGATATCCTGAATAACCAGTATAACCTGTATAACCAAGATTACCATTATCACCAAGAATTGGTCCTATATTAACCCAACTATCATTTAATGTAAATATGTAAAGATCATTTCCGATAAAATATGCATCGCCAAGATTTGCAGATAAAGGTAATTGTGATATATTTAATTTTTTATCTAATATGAAAATTGTTGCGGGTATATCAAAATTAAAATTTGAACCGTATGGCATAAAGATAAAACCTTCATTATTAGAAATTGGAACATTATTAATGTAAAAATTGTTTGAGCTTACATTAAAGAATTGATAGGAAGATGATCCAAGATTTAGAGTATTATCAGTGTAAGGAACAATATTTTTTGATAAAACTCCTTGAGAATCGATAATACTTGCTGTTAATGAAGGTCCAGTCGCACCGGTAGAAAAATTTATTCGATTTAATACATTAGCAACAAAGTACTCTATTGTTTGTTCTACTGTTGTATTTTCTACTTTTGTGAAAAAACTCATTTTTTATTTAATTTATAAAAAATGTTTTTTTTTAAAACATGTAAAAATTTTTAAAACTTTTAAAGAATGAGTTTTAAAAATTAATTAATATTACCGAAAGTTGATTCGGATTTAACAGAAACATACATAAATAGGTCACCATTGGTTTTATTGGAAGATAAATAATTATCATAAACATCATGCATTATTTGACTTGGACAAATTAAAACATTTCCAACAAATAGAATCATTGCATCATTTTTGTTAAATTTAATTTGATTACGAATAGAATAAATTAAATGAGTTGCGCTGACATCTTGTGGTACAAGAAATTTATTTTTTTTGATTTTACCAACTTTATCATCAACTTCAACGATAACTGGAACATGCGTTGGGTATTTTGAACGAATTCTATTGGAATCATAAATTCTTTTTTCCAAAGAATTTGTATTTTTATAAAAAGACATTTTTATTTTAATTAAAAAATATTTTATTTTTATAAATAATTTTTTGTTTGAATCTAAATTTTTATTTATAATTTAAAAAATTATTATAAAAAATAAGATGAAATTTATTATTGATAATCGTGAAAGGCATTTAATTGAAGTTTTAAAAAAAATTAAGGGTGGTAATAAAAATTTTGAGAATATTGAAATTGAATTAGCAAATATTGAATTGGGTGATATCAATTTTGTTAATGAAAATGAAGAAATTATCATATTTGAAAGAAAAACCATTGCAGATTTGATTGCAAGCATTAAAGATGGGAGATACGCTGAACAAAGTTTTCGATTAAATGGTTATGATAATGTTTGTAATCATAATATTATTTACATTATAGAAGGTAATATTAATAGTTTCGTTAAAGAAAAACAAATGATATATTCATCTATATTTAGTTTAAATTATTATAAAGGATTTTCTGTTTATAAAAGTGAAAATTTACATGATACAGCATATTATTTGTTAAATAATTTTATAAAAATAAATAAAGAGAAAAATAAAGTTCCATTTTATAAAAATAATATAAAAAAAATTAATGAAGATGAAAATTTTGTATATTATTTGGAGGAAGAGAATGATGGAGATGAAGAAAGTGAAAAAAATTATTGTTCTTTAGTGAAAAAGAAAAAGAATGAAAATATTAACGTGAATAATTTTGGTGAGATTGTTTTATGTCAAATTCCGTCAATTAATAGTGTAACAGCAGTTGCTATTATGAAAGAGTACAAGAATATAAATAATTTAGTTGATGCATTAAAAAAAGACATGAATTGTTTGAATGAAATTAAATATACAACAAATAAAGAACAAAAAAGAAAAATAAGTAAGCTATGTATTGAAAATATTAAAAAGTTTTTGTTAATTTAAAATTTTTATTTTATAATAAAAAATAAAAATATGTTAAATAAAATCTTATCTTTGGTTCAATATGCATCTGATTTACATTTAGAGAGAGGTTTTAAACGCAATTTAATTGCAAAAAGACCGAATTTGGTTTTGTGTGGTGATATCGGATATCCATTTCAAGATGAATATAAAAAATTTTTGTTAAGTATATCACAAGATTTTGATAAAGTTTTTGTTTTGTCAGGAAATCATGAATATGATATTATGAATAAATTTAATTATTCATTTACAGATATAGATAATCAGATTGAAAATATTTGTGATATGAGAAATAATTTAATTTATTTACAAAAGAAAAAATTTACTTTATGTGAAAATGATAATGTAGATTTGATTGGATGTACAATGTGGACGAAGAAACCTGTCAAAAAATTGCAATTACATCAAGAACATTTAGAATTTTTAGAAAAAAGTTTAAAAGAAGGAGAAAAACGAAATATGATTGTTGCAACACATCATTGTCCATCATTTGAAGTATTAGATCCAAAGTTTCGAAAGAATTCACACATATATTTTGCGGATGATACAATAATAAATAAATTTTACAAAAATAAAGAAATTAAAAATAATTTGATGTTATGGTTATATGGTCATAGTCATATAAATAAAACAAAATTTTTTTCTAATACATTATTGTCATCGAATCAATATGGATATAAAGAAAAACCAATTAACGGATTTTGGTTTTAACAATTTTTTCTTTTTTTAGATTTTCTTTTTTTACTTTTTTTAGATTTTCTTTTTTTACTTATTGATCTTTTTTTACCATCTGCAATTTTTCTTTTTTTATTTGAAGAAGAAGTAATTATTTCAGATTTTCTTTTTTTCTTTTCACTATCAGTTTCATAATCTTCAAATTCTACTTTTAATGTTTTATGATCAATATTTTTAACTTTTAGTTTTAAGAGAGGAAGAATTCCGTTTTCGAAATTTGCATGATTTGTAAAAACATTCAATTCATATTTTCCATATTTTATCGGATCATACTCAAATCTATTGTAAGATAAACTTTTTGTTGCTTGTTGTCCATAAACAAAAAATGGTTTTATCATTCTTTCTTGGAACATTTTAAATAATATAGTCGTTCGTTCCTTATTTTGATATGAATCATTTTTAATTGAATTTTCAGTATCTATGAATAAATGTGTTGCAACAGATCCAGAAATAATTAAATGATTGATATTATTTACGTCAGAATTCCATGTTTTACAAAAATCACCATAATATATTATTATATTTACAATTTTATTATTATATAACATAGATACTTTCCAAAATAAACCTTTGTCATCATAATCATTGGTTGCAATTTCTGGATATAAGTTATCACTTTGATCAATTTTCAATATTTTTGCTTCTCCATATGGCATTGAACAAATACTTTTTGTTGCTTTTTCTTCATCAAACTCACTGTCATTTCCTTTTTCTAAAATATTCAATAGTTGTCGATGTTGATGATCTAAAGTATAACCAGAAACTGCAAATGTGGCTGTATGGTAGTAATCAAATGTATCAATAACATATAAAGTGCTTAAGTCTGGTACTAATAAAAATGGTAATAAAATATCACTAGCCATTCCTAAATATAATACATTTGTCATTTTTTTTATTTAATAAAAAAAATAAAAAAAATTAAAAATTTTTAATTTCTTCTTCATTTAATTTTTTTCCACCGTCGTATGCATAAGCTAATTTTTCTTCAATTAAAATTGTTGATAAATCTTTTGTATGTTTCTTAGTTAAATATATTTTAGCAAGTAATCGTCCATATTTATCAAAATCTAAACATTGTAAATAAATAATATAAATTTTATTATCGAATATTTTTTTTATTTCATTGTTAGTAATACCAACAAGTTCATTTATCTTTTTATCTGTACAAATTAATTCTAATAAACGATATTTAGCTTTTAAAGCTTTTTCTTTGATGACTGGATTATCAGAATGAATTTCTGGTGTATCAATACCATCTAAACGAACTGAAAATTTGAAAAACTTATTATCAAATATTGGTAAAACAATTGTTAAAGTATCACCATCGACGACATTCAAAACTCGTCCATGAATTTCATAACCTTTTAAAGAGAAAGAGTAAGAATTTTTATTATTATATTTTGAAAGTTCAGTTAAAGTTTCCATTTTTTTTATTTATAATTAAAATAAAAAAATTTATAAAAAAAAATCACTTGATGTACTTAAATGATCACTATATTTATCAATTTTATTTATTTCTGTTAAATTTTCATTACAACTAACATTTTTGTAAATAAAACCATCAAAATAGCAAGGTATCATGTTATTTTTTTGTGTTGCACTTGTTTTATTAAAAATAGAATTATTAATTTCTTGCCAATGTGTTGGTTTATGTAAAAAAGTTATATTGTAATTGACAGGTAATTTTATATCAAATAAATTCATATTGAAATCTCCACAAATAATAACTTTATTAAAATTGTTCATATAATCAAATATTTGATTTAATTGTTCTTGAGCATTATCATTTTTTATAGAATCATATGAAGATTGTAAATGAGTATTTATAACAAAAATATCTTTAATTTTAATTATTAAAAATCCTTTATCTGATAATTTATCAACATTTTGAAGATTATGAAATCGAATAAAATCTATATATTGAAAAGAAAAATTTGAATATATACTTAAACCAGAATCGATTATTTTTATAATTGAACCTGAGGGAATAATACAATTTTTATTTTTTATAATTTTTTTATTAGATCCAAATATAGAACAAAAATTTTCTTGAAGACAAATCATATCGTATTTACAAAGAAGTTTTTTAATATTTACATTTGGTCGAAAATAAAATGGAATTCTTTGACAATTGAAAGTTAATAATTTTAAAGATTTTTTTTTATTATGAATAAAATTTGGATAAAAATAAATTATATTTTTAGATTTTATTCTCATGTAATTCAAAATAATTAAAAAAAAAGTTAGAATGAAAAAATAAATGAACATTTTTAATTTTTATTTTTAAAATTAAAAAAAATAATATTAAATACTTTTCAAATGAATGATTAATCGATCATCTTTGGCTAAATCACTAGGCATGTTGTAATGTTTAATAGCTCGATTATTTGTCAATTCTAAAACTTTTTCTAAAGTAATATCAGTCCAATCTTCTTTATAGTTTGTTCCAAACATTCTAAAATTATTTATAATAATGACTGCGTCATATTTGCATTTTTGTGATATTATATAAACTTCTTCTAATATTGGAACTTTTTTCAATCCTAGTGTAGTATTGGATGGAATAAAATGAGCATCTAAATAAAAAATCGTATTTGTTGTTAATGTTGGTATTAAATTTTGTAAAACTAAAATAGAATCACCTAATATAAAATTAATTTTATTACCTTTATAATATTTTTTAGTTTCATTTAAAATATTTTCTTCTATTTCAATTGTATAGACATGATCGAATAAAGATTCAACTGAAAATATTGTATTTCCTTCAGAAGTACCAGTTTCTACAAATGTTGGATAAATTTTATCATCTTGTAGTAACATAAAGAATTGTTTATTCAGTTGTGGCATAAATAAGTATTTTTTTGTTTATCCAAAGTATTTTTTTTAAATTATAAATATATTATTATATGTTATTTATTGAATTTCAGGTAATTTAATTGGTATTCCATTATTAGGTTGATCGATATCTGATTTTTTATCACCAATAGTCATGATGATTTCAAATCCTCTAGAAACTAAATGTTGTCGGACAACTTTTTTGAATGAATTTTTTTCATCTTCATTAAAAAAATTAGGATCTTTAAAATAAATTTCACAATGATCGTTTAGAAAAAAAGATTTTAATTGTTGTTGAGTTAATTCAATATTTTCGCTTGTACCGATTCTTGAAGTAATTAAAATTATATTTATATCAAGTAATTTTGCATAATGATAGATTGTAGCGATTGGTAAATTTAATGTATTTGTTTTTGCAAAAATTAAAGTATCATCAACATCAAAAATGATTAATGATTGTTTGGTTAATTTTTTTTTTAATTTAAGATTATTTATAATATTTATTGCAATCAAAGCATGTCGTTCATAAATATTTTTTTCTTCATTCGACATTCAATTAATTTTTTTTTATTTAATATGCAATATATTTTTGTTTTAATTGATTTAATATAAATTTTTCAATATTTTGAAATTTTACATCATATGGAACTTCAATTAAAATAATATTATTATCTTTACAAATTCTTCTTTTCATATCATCTCTATATTTTTGATTATAAAAAGCTTCTTTGTTATTATGAAAATATGGGACATATTCATAATGTTGTCTTCCATTATATTCTACTGCAATACCTAATTCATCGTTATAACAATCTAATTCTAAATTATGATATCCACCAGTAACAGGATTATTTAAGAAATTAGGTCTAGCTTTTGGAAATGGTTTATTAAATATTTTCTCAATAACACGACGACATTCAATTTCTCCTTTACTTTCACCACCTTGTTTGTTTATTTTAAATTGTTGTTCTTTATATTCATTATCATTATCAAAATCAAAGAAGTAGGATTTATCGTAATAAAAATTATTCCATGTTCCTTTTTGTTTTTTAATAACTGTTTGATAAAAACCTATTAATAAGAAAAATAAAATAAAAAAAATTATTAAACTTTCAAAACGGTGATTATTGATAAAATATAAAGTATCTAAAATATTTTTAAACATTAATTTTATTTAAAAATGAAAAAAAAATATATTAAAAAAAATGAGTATGAAAATTTTAGTTACAGGAGGTTGTGGTTTTATTGGTTATAATTTAATAAAAAAAATAAAAGAATTATGGAAAGATAGTATAATTTATTGTTTAGATGATTATTCTTCAGGTTTTCATACAAATGAATTAGAAAATATTTTTTATATAAATAATCATACTAAAAATATTTTAAAAATTAATGAATTAGAAAATTTGTTTCCAAAATATATTTTTCATTTTGGTGAATATTCAAGAGTAAGTTCATCATTTGATGATTGTAACGATGTATTTCAATCAAATACAATAGGAACTCAACAAGTTTTTGAGTATGCTGTTCGAAACAAATCAAAATTAATTTATAGTGGTTCATCAGCAACTTTTGGTAATAATAATTTAGATCAACATTTAAATCCATATGTTTGGACAAAAGCTAAAAATATTGAGTTATTACATAATTATAAAAAATGGTATGGGTTAAATTTTTCTATTTGTTATTTTTATAATGTATATGGTGATAAACAAATAAAAGATGGTAAATACGCAACATTGATTGGAATCTTTGAGAAACAATATGCGAATAATGAATTATTGACAGTTGTAAAACCTGGTACTCAAACAAGAATTTTTACATATATTGATGATGTTGTTGATGGTATAATAAAAGTTGCATTATATGGAAATGGTGATGGGTATTTTTTATATACAGATGAAAGTTATTCAATTATTGAAGTTGCTGAAATGTTTAAAAAAGATTATAAAATGATTGAAGAAAGAAAAGGTGAAAGAAAACAATCAACAATTTTTCCAAGTAAAGCATACAGTGAATTGAATTGGAAACCGAAAATGAAATTAATTGATTATATTAATAATTTTATTTCTTCTTATAAAAAATGAAATTTGTTATATTCATAAACAAATAAAAATCCATAAAAAACAAATTAAACCAAATGAGAAACAATTTTTTGAAAATATAAATATAATTGTACAAATTATTGCTTCAAAACAATTTAATTTAATAAAAAAATTATATAAAATGTAATTTTCTTTTGTAATATAATTTTTATTTTTCAAATAAAAAAAATAAAAATCAATAAAAAATTTTTTAATTTGAATACAAATCATCCAAAGTCTTAAAACAACTTATGAATCAATTTTGATATTATAAAAATTATAAGATTCTAACATAAATATCCAATTATCAAAATCAAAAATTAAATAATATAAAACAAATAAAACACTGAAAGAATGAAATAAAAACATAGAAATCATTTTTTTTTAGAAAAAAATTAAAATTATATTTGAGTTTTTTATTTTGTAATCAATTTTTTTTAGTTAATCTTTCAACAAAATTATTTTTGGTTTCATTAGGATGAAGAAAATTACAATGAGAATTTTCATTATTTTCGTATAAAGAAGTTGATGGATTAAAAATAATCATTTTACATCTTTTACCGAAACCGCATTGACGTAATTCTAATTCATCTTGAGAATGAGCAAATTTACAATTTTTTCCATGAGAGCAATTTCCTTTTTTAGAAAAATACATTTTGCATAACTGAGTTTTTTTGTTTTTATGAAGAGTTGAAGAAGATGGTTCATTTTTATGATGATCTTGATTCTGTTTTTTGTTAAAAGATTTTTTTTTAGCAATTTCGGGTGATGTTGAAGGTGTTGGATTTGGAACGATAGGTAAAACAATTTCTTGTTTGGTCTTTTTCATATAAATTGAAGATAAATCTGGGTAATCATTTCCTAGATCAAGAATTTCATTTTTATGGATGATGTTTGTTATAGAAGAAGTTGTCCAATTCAATCTTTTTTTAACTTCATTAATTTCATTTTTCTCATTTTCTGAGATAATAAAATTTTCTTGAATTTTAGTTTCATTTTTTAATTTATCAATTGATTGAAATGAATTAATTAATGAATTTTTCATTTTTGCTTTTTGAATTGAAGAGATTTTGTCAAGAAAATGTTCAGTTACATTTAATGAAACAATATTTTCTTCATGGAAACTATCATCAAAATAATCATCATCGACACTATCATGAAAATTTGATGAAGTTACGCTAATTTCTTCGCTATTATCGTAAATATTTGAATATTTAAACATTTTGTATTTTGAGTTTTAAAAAATAAAATTTTAGATTACAATTTCTATTTCAATTTTCAATTTTTATTTTTATTATTTAAAGAAATAATTTTTACTATAAAAAAAATATTATGAGCGATAAAACTGAAAAGAAAACCAAACGTGTTAAAAGAGTTAAACAAGAGGGTGAGCCTTCAAAACCTAAATCTCCTTACATTTTATTTTGTATAGATGAAAGAGTTAATATTAATAGTGAAAATGCTGCCAAAGATGAGGCAAGTCGTTTAAAGAATAAGGAAATTATTGCAGAGTTGGGAAGTCGATGGAAATCTTTGAAGGAATCTGATCCATCAAGATTAGAGTATTATAATAAGAAAGCAGATGAGAGTCGTAGCTCTTATACTCAAGAGATGGAGGATTGGAAGAAGGTTAGTGATGAAAAGCAAGTTGAATTAAAGGAAGAAGTTACAAAATTAAGTGTTGATAAGAAGTCAGGAACAACAAGAAAGAAAAGAGAGCCAAAGGCTTCTAGTGTTGTTACAACACAAGAGGTTGTTGTTGATGCTCCTTCTTCTTCTTCAGCTGAAGTTGAGGTTGTTGTTGAGGAAGAGGCACCAAAGAAAAAGGAAGATGATAAAAAGAAGTCTAGTGGTAAAAAGATTACAAATCCATATTTGAATTTTTTGGCACAAAGTAGAGAGCAATATAAGAAAGATCATCCTGATGTACCAAGTAAGGAGGTTTCAAGCAAGTTGAGTGAAATGTGGAAAGCAATGAGTGATGAAGAGAAAGCCAAGTTCAAAAATTAAGTGTTTTTAGAGATTTGATTTTTATTTTTAATAAAAAAATAAAAATGTTTATTGATAGATATTGAATTGAAAATTATGCATTATTAAAGAAATTAGCCCATGGAGTTTTCTCATTTGCATTACCAATTTTAAACCAACCACCATTTCTAGTCCATAATTGCCCTTTTTCTCTCTCAAGCAACAATTTTTGGTCATTTATACCTGTAGGTTTAGTGTTTAAATTATAAGGGTTAAGACTAAACATTCTAAAATTGTAATCCTGAAGTACGTTACCGATTCTCCAAGTTTCTTCAAAATTTGGTAAATCAATTGCATCTCCTTGTATTTGAACCCAATCGGATCTCCATAAAGTTCCATGGTATTTATTTGATGTTCCATCATTTAATGACATTAAAACATAAACATTATAATTATCTAAACAAGTTAATTTTAGTCTCAAAGGAAAATTTGGAGAAAAAATTGTTATTTCTATCAAACTGTAATTCCCACTTAAACCGTATGGTTTGAAAGATAATTTAGAAGTAGGTATTATTGTTGTGTAGATGTGATTTAGAGGTAAAATATTATTGTTTTTGCTTTTTACAAAATTAACAAAATTTAAAGGAGTATCTAAGGTTCCAGTATATCCACCATCATCATTGAAAGAAGTAAATCCCGCATTTACTTTAATTCCATTAACTGTACCATTTATTGTACAATTACCTGAAACAGTAGAATTACCTGAAACAGTAGAATTACCTGAAACAGTAGAATTACCTGAAACATTAATGCTATTAAAATTTGCACCGCCGTTATTTGTAAATTTTATTTCATTATTAGTATCCCAATCTGTATTATCCGATTTACGTGGAAAAATATTGAGTGAATTGTCGGACATATCAACAGTTTGTAACCAAGAAAATCCATCATTTTCCAAAACTTTTCCATTATAAATATAACTCATCTCATTTTCTGTTAATTCTCTATTATAAAATCTTAATTCACAAATTTTTGAATTTGTAGAAATATTTGAAGAAACTGTATAAAAAGAAGGTAAATTATAATTAGATCCTACCCTGAAAAATGAGGTAGTATTGGATGAATAATCATTATATTGATTATTTGTTTTTAAAACTCCATTTAAATAAAATTTCACTGTAGCTTTTCCCGATGATAATAATTTATTAACACTGAATCCTATATGATTCCATGTTGTTGCTGTAATATTTGCATGATTTATTGAAGTTCCTTCCCAGCCTCGTATTCCAGGAGTAGGATTACTTAATGAATATTCGACCACACCGTTGCCTAACCATAATTGTAAATTACCGTTGTTACAAGATAAATTCCATCCTTGAAATCTCCAACCTTTCACAGTTGATCCAGTAGAATCCATTATTGTTATACACGAGAGTAATGTTTGATTTCCACTAATATTGCTTAAATTTACCCAAAAACTAGCACTAAAACTATTTGGTGAAAATGTTCCAGTATTTGCTATTTCTAAAAAACTATTTGTAACATTAAAATTTATAGATTTAGTTAGTTTTGGAATTTTATTATTTGATAATAGCAAAGTTTTGGTATCAGTACTAGTTGGAATATCAGTTGAATAATTAGGTATCCAACTAACTTTGGTTGCTGAGCTACCAGTTCCAGATACAGTGTATGGTGTAAATGCATTCAAGTTAGTAGTACCAGAAGAGTTTAAATTGTCTAAAAATTTATATAAACTTATAATATTTGGTATGTAAGCACCGTTTCGTGGTTCAAATATAAATTCCGAAGCATAACTTTTATCAATAGAATTTGAATTCGAGTCAATATTACCGTTATTTGTTAATTTTAGTTGGTTAATTAGATCCCAACCACTATTATCACTTTTTCTAGGAGTTATAGAAAAAGACGTATCTGATATATTTT